TTTATTGTTTCAAGACTTTTACTGTTATATGGTACTATAACTTCTAAATTCATGAAACAATAAACACTTAATTTTCTTTCATTTACTTCTGGAGCAACGCCCTTCTTCTCATCTAAATGTTTTTCAATCTTTTCTTGTATATCCATTTTAATCCTCCTTACCATCCACGCCTTTTACTAGGTCTTTGAATAGGACTTCCATTAGGACTTTTCTTAGGTGTAGCAGTTAAACCTGAATCATCAGTACCCCAGCCACCAGGATTAGAAAAATTATCTATATAATCCTCCGCAGCAGCCTCACTCTTAAAGGGACCATAAGTAACCGCATCCTCTCGTTCACCATATTCATTATTAGCAAGTTCCAAATACCACTTTTTATTCTTAGCCAGATATATCTCACAATACCTTGACATACTTTCAGTTAAATAATATCGTAATTTCATCAATCCTCCCCAGCAGGTTTAACATTCTCCCCTCTTCCTCTTGCTGCTTTATATTCATCCCAATAGTGAGAACTAGCATACCCCTCTGACCCCCATGAACATAAATCTGTTTTATTATTATATTTCAATTCAAACTTACATTGGGATACTATTCGGGAAGCTAGCCCCTCGCATAAGGAACAGTAATGATCTGCTTCCATTTCTGTTCCGAATTCTAGTCGTTCATCAACATTATTACACAGGTTGCATCTATATTCAAATAACGGCATTAACAATTTCCTCCTTTATATTCCTTGATTATCAACTGGTATTTCAATTTGATTGTGTATAGTAACACTTTGTCGTTTATGTTCAATACATCCAACCATTATAACACACAATAACATAATTATCAATAGTTTAATCATATGATTCATCATATTCCCAAGAATTTTTACATTTTTTACATCTCATAGTTAAAATACCGAAAGAATAACCATCTTCATGTTCTTCCGCTTCCGCATAAACCTCAATATCCTTACCAGTGACTTTATTCTTTTTAATCAATTGAACTTCCGCATTGCATTTATTACAAGTAAGAGTGAATCCTTTACCTGGGGCTTCATTCAACATTCCTTCATAAATACTGTTTAATTTATCTTCTGTTTGCATAATTATTTCTCCTTGTGTAAATCTAAAATCATTATCATAATCTTATCAAGTTTATCACCTGATTTGTCCATCTTTTTTTCTTGTTTATCCATCCTTGTATTCATATCCCTCTTCAAACCATCAAGTTTTGCATCTTGTTTGTTCATTCTTGTATTAATCTGCTTCTGTAAAGCACCAGATTTAACTTCAATCTTTTCCTTGTTCTCAGCAGCACAAACAGTTATATCCTCTATAGTGAATACACCAACAGTTACCCATGTACCCCAACTAAGCATGGCAACTATAATAGCACCTATTATTATTTTAGTTATACCTTCTAATCCTTTCATTCTTCTTCCATAGGTAAATCTATAACCAGTTGCCTTATTTTCTTTAAATTACTTAACATTGCTTCAGCTTCTTGTTTAGTAATTATTACATTCTCCTTATCAGCAGTAGCCTTAACTTTCTTTAATAGTTTAGCAGCATTAGGGTCCATCAATATATTAAGTATAACATGTGATAGATTTTCTTTCTGTTTACGGGTATATTTACATGTCATTTCAGTTAAATAATCCTTGAATTTCATTATGTCACTCCCCTTCAACAGTATTTAAAAAGTCAGGTAAAAAAGGCTTTACATTTATATCAGGTAGTATCATTGACTTTTTATTATTAAAATAATATATTCCACCTTTTCTGTATTGACCAGGGTTATCCCCCCATGAGAATACAGGAACCTTCTGTAAATTACATACAGCAGTCCAATAACTTATAGGACATACTACAACTTTAGCATGTGTTATAGCACCTATTATATATTCCCAACCATTTTCAAAATAATCAATATATTCAAGGATCTTATTCTCACTTGTTAAAGATGTAGACATATCACCTATAACAATGAAATCATACTCATCCTTTAAATGTTTATAAAAATCAGTTCTATCCTCTGTACCATAAGGTATGAAAATATTTCTGTTTTTTAGTTCATCTGGTATATTTATACTTTTTGTACTTATACTGTCAAATATTTTATTATATACAGGATATTGTATGATTGACTTGGTATAATTGATATTCCTTATGTCTATATTTTTTTTAGAACAATTCTCCCGTTCGGATATAGTAGTTTTCAATTCCTTAATGTATCCACCATATTCCTTTAATGTTAAAGAACTATGTATATAACCCTTCTGTCCCAATTCATCCCTTGATAAATATTTCCAAATTGGGAGTAATTCATTATCATTTATATCATCATATAGGAATTTCCTATTGAAATGGGTATTAACATAAGTCTTGTCATAGTGTAAGACTTTGCGCATCCATGTTATATATGGTCTAAAGGTGAGTATTTCTTGCTCAAATGAACCTACATAAGGACCAAAAACTAATATCATTAGATAACATTTCCCTCATTATTCAATATGACATTACCATTCCAAAGTTTTAATATTTCTTCCTTTTCATCAAATATATTTTTATTGATAATAATAACCTCCAGGTTTTTTAATACATCCTCAAAACAATAATTCAACACGAAATGAGCCTCATAGGCTGATAGCTTTGCGAAATCTAATAAAACTTTATTATTTTTCCTGAAGAAGGATATGAGACCTACACCTTCTCTGTTCTGTATATAATACTTCTTATTAGTCCATTTAAGTATATAGTTATATGTTCGTATGTTATCGTTAATAATAAATCTATTAGTCTTAGGGTAGAAGGATAGAACCTTCTTGACTTTCTCTTCATTAGGGTTGAAAAATGCCAACTTGATAAGATGAACTCTTGGAATACTTCTCAAATCTTCATCATACAAATTATCTTCTGTTATAGTTATAAAATCTGAACCTATTTCTGTTATACGCATTAATAATCTCCTTTAAACATTTAATATTTTCTGTCTCCATTTATCCATCTTCAATTTAGTATAAGTAGTGGTACTTGAGTATGAATTCTCTTTCACAAAATTATATATATTATTTATGTTTTCATTCACGAAAAATTCATTAATATCACTATATTTACCGTATTTATATGGGAAAAGAAAAAACTTGGTGTTAGAAGGTATATTATTACTATCAATTAACTTGATTACAGATTTCAATCCAGCCTTATCATTATCCAAACATATTATTAACCCCTTATTAGTTAGTTGTGTCACCTCATTTATAAAGTCCTTAGATATCTCACTACCCAAGCATGCTGTACCTTGCTTGCCTATTGTTGCTGCATCTATCAATCCTTCACATATAACTATATGCTTATTCTTATGGAAATTATCCTTATTATATATTATATTACCTTTAGTTAGTGTAGGGTTCATATACTTAGGAAGAACTTCATCTATCATTGCTCTAGCTTGGAAATATACTATATGTCCATCATTATATATAGGTATTATAAATCTTCTCTGGTATTCTCCCTTATAGGCTACAAACACTTTAATGGATAATTTTCTATCTCTTATGAATTTCTTTAGTTCTTTCTGATACATAGCCTTCATATATCCATCAACTGTTTCTGTTGCTGATATACAGTCTTTCAGTATATAGTCGTGATACTCATACTCAATTTCCTGGATTATCTTTTCTTCCTTTTTCTTGGAAAGTTTTTGTATCAAGTAATCAGGATCATAAGAGTTCAGTTCTTTGAGGGATTGGGATATGGACAGACCCTTGAGATTGGAGTAAAGGGTAAGAAAGGAACCTGATTCGGTACAATTCCAGCAGTGATATATTGGTTGACCGGAATTAAAATCCATATTGAAGCGTTTCTTTGATAAAGATTTTTTGGAGTCCCCGCATAGAGGACATCTAGCCAAGACATGGGAATTATTTTTGGATAATTTAACACCTTCCATATATTGATAACAAAATTCATGCATCACATCTAAAGTTATCATTAACATATCTCCATTTTTAATTGACCATACCTACATCCATCTTTTTTATGCACTTCATTATGACAAGTATAACACAAAGTTATACAATTGTCAATATCTGCTGATTCTATTGGATTACTTGATACGGGATATATGTGGTGGCAGTGGAGGGAATTAGTATTATTACATTTAACACATTGATAATTATCTCTTTCTAATACTAATTTTTTTAATTGGGGTTGGACTTCTCTGTCTAGTTTTAACCATTGTAATCTTCCTACTCTTACTGCATCTTCTTTCATTATTTGTTCAGGTGTTTTGCCATATATAGAACAGGAATCTTTACATTCGTTAGAACAATAAAAATGTGATTCATAATTATAATTACCTTTGAGATATTGTGACCTACTATTGACTGTATAATCTTTAGGTATATACCATCTACCACATTTAAAACATTTTACTTCTAGTATATTTCTATCAATTGGACCTCTTCTAACTTCTTCACACCATTCTATCTGAGGTGCATATGTATCATATAAGGGTATATGTTTTTCCCATAATTTTCCTTTCCAATTACTATTATTCTCACCCTTTTGACTTTCAGATTTTTTTCGTTTTCTTTCTTTTGTATTATATCCTACACCTGCGCAATTAATAGAACAATAATAACCTTTACTATTCGGTTGTGTTAAAAACGGTTCGTGACAAACTGCACACGATTCTTTATAAATATGAGAAGAACCATTTTTATTATACCACTTACCTTTTTCTTTATTATACCTTAACTTCTCTAAATTATCCCAACATATCTTCATAACTTTTACCTCCGATAAGGTTTATTTGTTAGGAGTAAGGTTAGTGTATCGGCACTAACCAAGGTGGCCAAACCCTGTCCTCCTATTTTTTATTCATCATCATAAAAAGACCCTCTCCAGCAGTCAAAATCAAACGGGGTGAATAATGAAACATCTCTATAATTCATGTCAGTAAAATATTTATATTTGCAGAATACTTTGTTATTCTTTATTTTACATTGGAAACAATCAATACATAAAGGAGTGTTATTTTCCAAGTCTTCCAACCATAAGTTTTTTTCCATCTTCTTCAATTTCCTTTCTAATATCAGGTGGAAACAATCTAACGAATTTACTCATATCATCATCACCCACATTAAAAATCATACTCATAACAGTGGCAGTTTCAAAAGGACCCCAAGTTTTATCTAATGCTCTGGTTTCCTTATAAACTTTTTTCATTGCTCGTTTTAATGCGCCTGATACTGCTTGTCTTGTAATACCAAGTTCTCTTGCTATTTCCGCACCAGTTTTTTGTTCAGTTAGTTGCTTGATATTATAATTTTGTTGTTCACTTTCCTTAATAAAATTTCTAATTCCCATTTTCTTCCTCCAATAAATGTCTTTGGATATACTCAGGATTATCCATAGGTACACCTTTTTTCCATATATATTTAGCCTTTTCTATATTATATTTATTATTACTTGTATCAGTTAAGGTATCACCACTTACATTTATTATCTTCACAATTTCTAATTCACAATTATCATCAATCATTACCCACATTTACTATACCCGCATGTGCAAGTGCTACACCCCTCTATCATCATAATGGACATACCACATTCAGGACATTTCTCCGCTTCTGAACTTTTACCATTAAAAGCATTATCACTATAATACCTATCCAATAATTGTGCCAACCCATCAGGAATACTCAATATCTGTGTGGGTTTTAAATCATTTTCATCTATTCTATTCCATACAGGTTTATCACTATTAATACCTATCAATGTCTTTACTATAGATTTTACAGGTACACCACCTTGTAATGCAACAGAGGTTAATCTACCCACAGCCTCCGATAAAGTGTTCATCACTTGTCCAGACTTACCAATTTGAAGGAATAATTCCATTGGCTTACCATTAGATGAACTAACTGTTGTATATAAGGTTCCATTACCTGTACCAATCTTAAATACATCAGCAGATAACTTTGATGGTCTTATGAATTCAGTTGGATCCTTTTTAGGTGAAAAGGTTACAGGTTGATTTTTCTTACTTCCATCCCTATAAACTGTTATACCCTTCAAACCCTTTTCATAAGCATATTTGTATAACTCTGAAATTTCCTCTTTAGTGGTTTGTTCAGGTAAGTTAATGGTACTACTGATTGCTGTACTACAATGTTTTTGTAATGATGATTGAACATCTATTCTATCTTTAGGTTTTATATCATGTGCAGTAACAAATACTTCTCTAACCTCTTTAGGTATACCTCTAATACTTTTAAGGGAGCCACCATTATTGAAGATTTTATCAAGTAAATCATCAGTATACCATGGTTCATTCTGAAATCTCTCCTCAAAAATCTTATTAACAAAATACATGGTAGAACCATCAATCAAGTTCTTTTGAAATACCAAACCAAAACAAGGCTCTATACCATATGAAGTATCACATGATATGGCAGTTGTACCTGTAGGTTGGCAAGTAGTATGTTGGGAGTTTCTTAATCCATATTCTTTAATGTGATCAATGACATCACTATCATCTATTAAGGATTCTACAACTTCTTGCATATCCTCTCTAAAGGTTTCATAGTCATGGAATGCTCCTTTTTCTTTTGCCAATAAAGAACTTTGATATAATGAACCTAATGTAACATACTCCATTACTTTACCAGCAAATTCTTTACCTCTTGGACTATCATACTTAATATCCAATTCAAACATAGCATCTGATAGGCCCATTATACCAACACCTATCTGTCTATAATCTTTACTATTTTTTTCAAATTTTTCATCAGGATAATCCATTATATCTATTATGTTATCCATCAAGATTGTTATTGTTTCAGATTCCTTTCTTAATCCTTCCCAATCCATCTCCCCATCTTTAATAAACTTCTGAATGTTTAAAGCAGATAGATTACAACAGGAGAAAGGGATTAAGGGTTGCTCACCGCACGGGTTAGGGGATTCAATAAGGAATTTCTTCTTTAAAGGGTTAAACTTATTAATGGTATCAATGAATAAGATACCTGGGTCCGCTGACTTCCAATTCATATAAGCTAGTCTATCCCATAGTTCATATGCTTCTATATCCCCTACTTTCTTTCCATCTGAAGGGGAGAATAGATCAAATGATATATCATCATTCAATGCTTCCATAAACTTATCAGTAATGGAAACGGATATATTCATATTAGATAGTCTACCATCTTCCTCTTTACAATTGATAAATTCCATTATATCAGGATGCCAAATGGGAAGGGCACAGAGGATTGCTGCTCGTCTAACTCTTCCACCTGATTTGGTTGTTTCACCCACTGCATCGTATAGTTTCATAAAGGTAATTGGACCGGAGGATTTCCCTTCTGGTGCTTTTGATTTATCACCTTCATAGATATAAGCATTAGATTCTCTAAGGTTTCCTATAGGTATACCTATACCACTTCCAAACTGGAATATTTTTCTTGCCACATTTGCTACTTCATATATGCTTTCCATGCTATCTTCTAGGGACACTACATAACATGCTGAAAAGACTTTATGTTTTGTATTAGCATTAAGAAATACAGGAGTATTTGGACGCCATATATTATTTTTTAAGAGGTTGTATGCTATCTCCTCTTCTTGTGTATTAGTGGCGAATTCCTTTGCAACTCTTTTAAATGTTTCATCTATTGATTCATCTTGAAAGGAATATAAATTCTCAAATATTCTTTTTGCATTATCACTCAATTCTATTTCACTCACTTATTATTAATCCTCCTTATTAAATTAAATCCCAAAAATGTTTATCAACAATTGCTGAATATTCAGGATCCAAATCTTCTTGATTTTGAAATTTTTTAATTATATCAACAGTTTCTTTATCTATTATTTCTTCACTAAAATAATCTATTACTGATCTATTCATTTCTTCTGCATAATGGGCAGCATTCATTAGTTCACAGGCTAATATCTTGGCTTCCCTAATGTTTAAGTCATAATATGAATTATGTTCTGGATATTCTGGATATTTCTCATGAACCAATAAAACATCAGGCCCATCACCCCATGTACATTCAGCTTTCCATTTACATATCTTTTCCTTCATTTTAATCATCCTTATTATACACTAATTGGTTATAATTGTCAATTTAAACTTCTATATCGTTTGAAAAATCAAATACTTTGTCAATAGGAACCTCATACTTATCCTTTACTTTATCTCTTCCAAAATGGGTTTCTCTACTATTAACTGCTATATCAAATGCCATTAACATATTATCTATAAATTGTGCTAAAACATAATCAGGGGTATTTGAACCATTCTCCATACAATGCTCGTTAATCAAATTCTCCAGTTCAGTTCTAAATGTCATCCTCAAAATCCTCCTGTTATTTTATACATAACTCCATTTTTAATTGTTCATACCTGCATCCATCCTTTTGGTGTGCTTCCTTATGGCAATCAATACACAAAGTCATACAATTATCTATATCAGTACTCAATAGTGGTTCAATTGACACTGGTAATATGTGGTGACAATGTAAATTGTCAATACTACCACATTTAACACATTGATATTTATCTCTTTCCAGCACCATTTTTCGTAATTCAGGTTGAACTTCTCTATTAAGTTCTAACCATTTCAGTCTACCAGCTCGTATTGCATCCTCCTTCATTAATATATCTGCTGATTTGTGAAATATTGAACATGAGTTCTTACAATTATCAGAACAATAAAATCTATGATGTCCTTCTTTGCCATTTAATGAATTTATTCTATGTTTTACATTTGACCTTTTAGGTATATACCACTTACCACACTTAAAACATTTCACCTCTAGTACATTTTGGTCTTCCTTGTTTCGTCTTATCTTCTCTGTCCATTCAAGTTGGGGAGCATAAGTATCATATAATGGTATATTCTTTTTAGTAACCCCTCCTTTCCAATTAGTAGAATTTTCATTGCTCAATTTCTTACTCAATTTTTTTCTTGTTTCCTTTGAATGTATTTTACCAAAGAAACCATTTTTCTCACCTCTACGAGATTTACTCATTTTTAATTTAGTTTCATCAGAAGCCTTTTTACCTTTTTTTATTTCACTCATTTTTTTCTTTGCTTCTTTTGTATGTTTTCTTCTACTTGAGCAACTTGCGGAACATGACATACTATTGTTATAACCAAAATATTCTTCTTCACATTTCTTACATACTTTCAAATAATATGTTTTTTCTTTTACTATATCACGAAAATTACTGTTCTTAGTAAGTCTTATATTTTCTATATTATCCCAACAGAGTTTCATTCTATTTTACCTAACCGTGAAGCAACAGCTTCTAGTTGAAAATCGTAACAATGAAGTTTCAAGCAACTGAATGAAAGTGTACCAACTTCAACACCTAATTCATTAGCCATATACTCCATTAACATTACAAATCCTCCCATATTGACCGGAAATCCTCCAAAAAGATCCCAACTCCTGAATATTATATGAAAATGTAAAGTATTGTCAAATATTTTCGTATCAATCAACCTTAAACAAGGTGAGGTACCCCTTTCAGTTTCAGTTTCATAGGGTTTATCATATACCAAATTTGATTCTGGATAACCAATTTGAATTACGCAATGATTATTACCAAATCCTTTCTTTTTATAGTGATCAATACACCACTGAATTTGGTTTGGAACCTTCACAGTAATCTCATTTCTACCACCAAACATTTCACTTAAAAATATCTTATAATATCCACCATTAATAAAAGTCGCATACTTATATTCCTCGTTGTCCTCTAATGAGCCATCCATCAAATAAGTTACAAAATATTTTTCTATATCCTCATCAGTTGTTATAGATGGTTGATTGGCATCAACAATAGGTGCCAATGGTCTTACTGTTGGGTAATGAATAGTACCACTAACAAAATCAAACTCAAGTCTATTTGAACCTGCGAAGGATCCATTATCAATATGATTTACTCTACCCTTATCATATACTTCTGATAGTAATTTGAACCACATACTATCAATGGTTTTTTCTTCAACAAATACAGATTTCATTATTCTTCCCTTTCCTCTATAGGTTTTGCATTACATGATTTACCGACATTTCTATATCTTATTAAACAAATAGGACAAGGTATAAAGTTAAAATACAATGAATGTCTTACATATAACATATTCCAGTTGAATAATAGAAATAATGGCCATATTGTTATGTACCATAATATACAACATAAAGGAATATCACTATATATACCATCTTGAATATCATATATTACATTTCTATATGTATTTAATTTTGGAAAATATATCATTATACTCCTGACATTTCTTCTTCCATTTTCTTAACATATTCCTTTAATTTCGTGTTCTCATTAGTATATTTCAATTCTTTTTCCATAGCAATCCATGATATGGCAATAGTCGCAACCATGAATCCTAAAATAAATCCCAATATTAACCATGCCAAAAACATAACTATTTATCCTCACTTAATTCATTTTCCCAGTAATCTTCTTTATATTTTCTAACAACTTCTTTAAGAGTATTTCTAATAGTCTCACCAGTAACTAATACTCCACACTGTTTACATTCATACTTCACAATATCATTTTCATTATATATTAAATTCTCAGTAAAATTAACCTCACGAAAGGAAACATTGAAGGCATATACCTTTGAAAATGCAGTACCTTTACAATAATCACATCTGAAATACTCTTTATGTTCGTTCATAAGTGATATCCTCACTAATTGTTTGTTTGGTACCATTATCATATTTCTCAAGTATATATCTATCATAAATATGATACTTTTGAATATTATCCTTATAAAATTCAATCGCTTTCACTTCATCATTGAATATTCTACAACCATTATAACCATAAGGTAGTTGCCATTTCATTTCAAATTCATCTCTTTCCGCTTTATCTACAATGATGTAACGAGGTCCCATTTTAATTCTCCTTTTTCAATAGTCTTAATAGCATTTTAGCTGATTCCTCTGTATTGGTACATATAGATATTCCTTCCATTGTTTTTATATACCAATCACCCTTATCCTTCCATACATCTGGTGTTTCATCCACTTCCTCCTCAATGCCATCTGCTAACCTTACTAATACATCACCATGACAAGCATGAGGTTTACAATGACATCCTAAAATTTTACCCTTCAATTCTGGTATATCTTCCATGAGATAATCTTGATCTACAATCCATTTCTCATACATTTCAATGACTTGTTCTCTATTACCATCCCTGCCTATCTTAAATGGATTACCCCATTGAGAAGCTCTACCAATATATTCATCATATTTTCCGCCATCTTTTATATTAACTACTGTTGTTTCCATTAAATATCCTCTGTAATAAATCCTGCTTGTTTTCTCCAAGGTTCAATTATAATAGCAATATCTTTCATTTCCCAAAGTTTCATTGATCCCTTTTTATCATATTTAGTACATTTAACCATAGGATCCACACCATTTAATAATATTTCAAATTCATAACATTGTGCTATAGTCTTATTATATTTTGTTATTGCAGCTCTTAAATGTGTACAATCACTACATACACCAAATTTATCATTATCAAAATGGGATGGTCCTAAACCATCATCAATGTCAGATCCTATAAGTCTTGCGCCTATATCTATTTGTCTACTTATTTCCTTATCTTTCATCATATCTAATATAACTCCATTAGTTTTCGTTCAACAAAAGTGAAATCCTCCAAGAAACTTCTAAACTTATTATCATTAAAGAATTTATAAATGTTTTCAGGATCAGGTAACTTATATGACTTATAATCATTCGTTATACTATTCCTTATTGATTTGGGTATGTAATTGAAATCCATTAATACTCTATTTCTTTTAAAGTTCTCCTCTAAACCCTTATCCTTTAACCATTTCTCCCAGCCATATGCCATTGTCTTTTTCAATGCTGCTGGTCCATATCCAGGCTTTCTTTTCCCTTCTGTTTCGGGTGTTTTACCCCAATCGGATGGTGTGATTACATTAAATATATCATCTTTAGCTTGACCTAAAAGGGATTTCTCAATAATAAACATTTCTGGGTTAGGATGCTTAACATATTGCTTCTTTCTTGGATTATAAAGTATAGTATCATTGGAGCATAACTGTAGGAAGTCCTCATCATTGGATATTATATATTTTTTATCTTTAATAATATCCAGACATAGGACGCCAATTATATCATCCGCTTCTGCTTTTGGGGTTTGTAAGATTTTGAATGGTAAGTATTCTTGTAATTCTTGGGAATACTCTCTTAATACTCCGAACAGTTGTTTCCAATCTACATCGGTTTGTTTATCTCTCTGAACTTTCCTTCGTTCCTTATATCTTGGAAAATATAGGGAACGCCAACTTCTAGTATCATCTATTGCTAGTATAACTTCTGAGGGTTTATCAACTTTATATAATGATTCATAGATTGAATTGATCATCATATATTTCCATATTTTAAAATCTGGTTGTTCAGTTGTAATACCTACATCCTTTACGAATAGTGTTCTAAAGGCGAGGTTGTTAAAGTCAAACAGGATTGCTGACATATTAAGATATCTCCTTTCATAGTTAGATATCCATATTATATATTATTTAACTAAAATTGTAAAGATTTATTTAACTTTCCTAGTCCATACTTCACCATTGGAAGGATCCTTATATGACATCCAAAAAGGACGATTATATTTAGTTTGTTGCATATAGGAAGAACCTGCTGTACCGTTCTTTAATCTTAATCGTTTTCTACCATGTGTCATATTTGAATAGAATTCTCCATGAGATACATTAAACACTGGTGCTCCTTGTTTTTCTCCATCTGCAAATACACCCTTTACATCAGTTTCAACTTTACCTGGTTCACCTGTAACTGCAACATCTGCTGCTGCGGCTGCTTGATGCTGATCTACATTTTCTGCTCCTGTTATTTCACCCATTTTACTCCTCCCTAATTATAATTTCATCATGTTTTATTTTTTTAGAAATTTTTATAGCTTCTATTTTTTTATCAGCTTCTACATGCCATATTCTAGTTATTGTCCACATTGTTTTTCCTTTTTTGTCTCCTCGACCGGAAAGGGATTGCAACTGTTTACTGGATAAATTATCAGTCCAACTCTTTTCATCCAAATACTCATCCATCTTCTCTTCAATCTTCATCCTTATATTCCTCCATTAACAATGTTCGTTCCTCTTCATTTATATCCTCTTTCATTAATAACTTCTTAATGGCTCTCTTCAATATATTATCCTTTTTTAATGCCTTTTCCTTTTCCTTTTTATCAGGCCATATATAGATTATAGCAGATTGATTCTGATCACCTTCAAATACTTTCTTAATCCTTTTGTAATATATCCTAAGATTACCATCCATCCGCAAATAGTAGTTCAAAGATAATGGCTTCATACCTTTACCAGCCATCTTCTTAGCATATTTATTAAAATCTTCATTATAAGGTATCACTTCATCTGGATGTAATAACTTATCCAATAGGAAAGCAACTGTTATATCACCATATTCTGAAGGTGTAACATTAATCTTAGCCATTCATTATATCCTCTGGTGTTATTCTCTCAAAGAAATCCTTCATATTATAGAATACTAAGGGTGGTAATTTCTTCTCTTTACTGAACAACATTCTTATACTTGGTAGGTTCAAACCTGTCCAATAGTGATCAAATCCTACCAATTCTTTTTGTCCTTTCTTTCTATAAATGAGCATAGGTTCTTTATCACCTTTACTTGCATCATCTACACATTGTCTCCAAAAGTGTTCCAGATTGAAACCTTTGATTTTTTTAAAGTGTTGCCAAAAGGATGTTTTCTTATATCCATTCTTACATTCGACACTATATTTCTCTGTGAACCATTCAGATTTAGGAGATAATGATCTTATATCACCTGAAAGGTCAACATTCTCTTCACTAATGGTCGCTAATCCCCCAGATGCGGGCATTCGCCAAAAAAGGTAAGGTTTCTCTGTACCTTGAATCCATTTACTTAAAAACTTGGAAACATCACGTTCAAAACTTGAGCCGATTTTACTACCATTTGACATTAAATATCCTCTATATTCTTTACTACCAATACACTCCTTTCATGTGTAATAGATTCATTAAATAATTTATCTTTGGCAATATCACTAATAGTCATTTGCTTACCATAATTACCAGTATCCATTATACGAACCATCATAAACTTATCTGCATTAAACTTATTTATCATCTTATCAGCCCAAGATTGGAGATAATCCTTCATTTTCTTGTTCATTCTTGGTATATTAACAGTCCAAAACTTATTAGGATAAAGTCTAATCCTTATCCACCCTTGTTTAATAAGAAGTATAAGTATTTCATTTCTTGCCTTACCTTCCAGACCAAAGGGTTCATCATACTTTTCATAAGTATCCTCAATGAATTCTTTAGTAAGTCCGAATTTCTTAGGATTTTTTAGAATCATATTAATATGTTTTGATCCTGCACCAGTACTAACCAGTTCACCTCTTGGAGAAATGAAGTATGCTGATTTTGTTGATGCTTCATTGATATGTTTATCTATATAGTCGTTGAATTTCATATGTTTAACCACCGCATACTGTTTATAGTTGATTTTCCTTCTTCTATTCGCTTTGTTACTGTATTATATCCCTTCCAATCAAACTTAAAAGATAATGGAGATAATACAGTAGCTTGATATACATATATATTATCTACTTGGTAATCATCATTACACCAACCTGCAAGTAATTCATATACAGATGGTGCTAATGTTTTCCCATTTTTCTTTATAAACACTTCATCTGAAAACTGTTTCTTTAATATATCATGGTTTGATAACAATAGTCCAATCTTTTTATCTACAAGTATATCAACAATACCCTTAAACCCACCTTCTATAGTTTCATTAGTATATAAATCACTAAGATATGTCTCACTATACCAATTTTCATTATACATATTTTTAACAACATTAATGGATCTTTCCATAGGGGTTATTGCCATTCTTGACCATCTACGAAGATTTTCTCTCATCCATTTTAACTTTTCTTGGAGATTATCAATGTTGTAATAGTTCAAGGTACCATTTTCAGGATGTAATCTACCATTACCAATACTTTGTTGTGATCTAAGTTCTCTAACATATTGATAATGAAGAAATTTACCCTCTTCTGTTTTCATTCTCTCACTATTTTCTAAGTATAATATGAAATCAATCATATCATTAACTTTTAACAACATACATCCATTGAATTCATCCCATTTAGACATATTATTTTCCTTTTGGTGGAGATGGAGGGAGTCGAACCCTCGTCCTAACTATATTCCTTGACGATTGATATACATCCATTATAAAGTTTGTAAGTCTCAATAGGTCCAAACTTTATAAACTACCTATTGATCATGTCACAATACCTTAGTTATACACCTCATGACATGATAAGGTGTATAACGCATCCTGTTTAGTCGGCACCCTACATTACTCGCCCAGGAAGGCAAGTAAGAGAATGGAACAGCTGGTTAAGCAGCCATCCGTAATTCATAATCATCTGCGATTATTTTATGTTTGTGATAAAGTTTAAAGTGTAATAATCACAATTACACTGGATGCAACCTTCACTAAACACTAGCCAGTCGAAACCAGTCATCCCCAAAGTTACTTCTTTAATTCAAATTTCTTTCTAATATTTCTAAGTCTTTCAATTTCCTTATTGATTTTCTCAATTTCCTTATCAATTTCCTTCCTTTCTTCTTTATCACTTTTTAATTTATCTCTTGTTTTTTTAAAGGTTAATTTTCCCTTTAAATATTTACCAATCTTTTCATCTATTTTCATTTCTTTTTACCTTCTTTGTATGGATTATCTTTAACTTTTTGTTTTATCTCCTTTTTACTCTTATCCTTTCCTCTCCAATATGTGCTATCATACTTCTTATCTTTCATAGCAGCACAAAATCCTTTAGCTTGATCACCCATATGTTTTCCCATTCTTCCAACACATGCATCAAAGAATCCATGGGCATCTGCTTTCTTGCCAATTGTTTTCTCAAATTTCTTAACGCTTTTTTCTGTCCACCCTTTGGCATTTAAAGGTGCCTCATTAAGAAAATCATCAATCATAATTTTTTGAAAAAATTTCATATTCAGACTCCTATATTATAATCTATTTATTATAGAATGTAAACAGCAAAAAATACCCTCATAACATATTTATATTATGAGGGTAAATTATACAACAATTTTATAACTTATTTATTTCAATACAATCTCTTTCTTTTCACATTCTGGATTATCAAAAGTCAAATACAATATGCCATCCTTGATCTCTGCATCTATATTAGGTGAAGAAACACCCAAACTCAATCTCTTAAATACTTCTCTAGCTCCTGCATGGGATTTATCTGTAGTTTCTCTTTTTCCTGATATAGTAAGAACATTATCAGTAATTTCCACTTTCAGATTATCCTTATTAAAGCCAGGTACTTCAAACTCATACATTGTATTTCCATCATCATCTTTGTATCTTGCATCCCCGAAGAAAGTATCCATACCAGACCATAAAGAATTCCATGTTTGTTTATATAAACTATCATCATTCTCATTTCTATCTGTTACATAATACTTCCTAAAAGGGGTTAAACCAAAATCCATATTTTCCTTCCTCCTTGTTTAATTTTTATATAATATAATTACTATAATATGTTTGTCAAGTATTAAAGTTCAAATAACTTATCATCTAAATGGGTTATTTTTTTCATCTTTATAAACCCATTTAAATCATTTTCCATCTTCTTATATGTTACTTTATCAGAAGTTTCATATTGATATTTTGTAACTATGTTAATAATATCTTTTGAATACTTCTCCCAACAAATACGATCAAAATCACTATCATATGTTGCAGAGACATTAAACATTGACATCTTAGTAATTTTCATTACATTTTCTCCATTCTACATTTTAATCCTTTATAGTGTTTTAACATACCTTTGGAAACACTTGATAAATTACTAACATATAATTTTATTCCTGTTTTTTCTTCATATTCTCTGCCAAATTTAGTTAAGTTTTTTGTTATTATTTCTTTTCCATCTGGTAATGTTATTATCCATTGTTTATATAAATTATCTTTATTAAAATTTGGCGATTTATCACCTCTTCTTCCCCACATACTATTTTTTTCACCTATTCTTAATTTAGCCTTTTCACTTATTTTTCTTTTTGTCCCTTCTGTATGTTTTTTTCCATACATTCCATTACATTCACCTCTTTGGACTTCACTCATTTTTTCCCTATGTTCCTTTGTATTATATACACTATTAGGATCTTTCCATAATTTTTCCCTAGCTTTCCCTAATTTTTCCCTATGTTCCTTTGTTTTTATTTTGCCTTTATTAGCCTTACTTATTTTTCTTTTTGTTTCCTCTGAAAGTTTAAAGCTTAATACACCACCTCCACCCATAGTAAGATTATATCCATTAGGAACAAAACTATTATATTGCTTTATGTAATGGAACTCCATTTCATCCATTTCTTCCTTGGATGAACATTCTTCAATAATTTCCCACTCAAAATTATCTCTACCATACTTATGTATAGCATTATGGAAATATGGACAAGATTTTTTTCTTCTTATACAAAAATGGTCACCCTTTCTTTCATTTAAATTTTTAGAAGTTTGACCTATATAACATTTACCATCAGTTTTATTTGTTACTTTATAAATTATCATAAAAATACCTCCTAAATGGTATTTATACTTTAGGAGGTATTTTATAGTTTTTCTAACTCGTCCATCAGAGGGAATCTAATTCTTTCATAAGCATTTCATCCGACAATTCATCTTCCACATCAGCCAGAGGTGTATCTTCAACCTTTACAGTAACACTAGGTTCCTGTGCTGGAATATCCTCAAAGTTAGGAATATCATCCTCAGGCTCCTTTGCTACTGCCTTTTGGGCACCTTTAGCCTTATTCCATTCAGCACCAACCAAGTCCCATACCATCATTGTTTTCAATGCTTCTATAATATCATTATCATCTCTTTCCATTCCTTGTAGATATTCATCAAGGTCAACTGTTGAATCCATAATTGTTTGAATTTCTTTATCAGTATCAGCAATAGCATGTGGTTTTCGTCCAAACTCACTTAAACCATAATCAGGCCATACCTTACCTCTCTTATCTTTAATAGTTGCAGTAACTTTTAAGATAAAATCAAATCCTTCTTCTCCTGGTTCAAATACCAAAGGTCCCAAACCATTATTAACATCTGTAATTTGCTCTTTAATTTTCTTTTCAATTTTTCCAGGGAATTCATATACTCTTACAGTATTATTAACTTTATCTTCATCACCGGATGCTTCAGCATCTCTTGGATCATCCATAACAAACCAGTTACCAAGGAACTTTTCTTTTCGTTTGAATTGATATGCCTGTTGTTTGTCTGCTTTAGTACCTGTATAAAGTTTACTGGATGCAGAACACCAAGGGCAAAAGTTATCAAAATGAAAGGTTTTAGGACACATAAAAAATGTCCATTGCTCCCCTACCTTAAACATATGATAGTGATATTTCTTATAAAATTGTCCTTTAGGATCAGGTAGAAATCTTCCCACATAAACCTTTGCTCTATCAACAGTACCTTTCTCAGGGTTCTTCCATGCTAATTCAGAACGTCTTAGTCCGGTACCACCTGTGGGTTTATCTTTCTCATTTTTCTTCTGTTCTTGGAACTTACCGAATAAATCATTGTTAATCCATTTACTTCCCATCTTTTAATTCCTCCATTCTCTCTCTCAATAGGTTATTGACCGCGTAATTTAATAGTATTTTAATTTCTTCATCTGTGAACTCGCAGTCCAATTCACAACTTCCATCCTCTAATTCTTTTAATTCGTCAATTTTCATTTTATTGACTCCTTTCTTTTGTATTATACAACAACTTTAATAGGTTGTAAACTTTTTATTTTAATTTACTCATTCAGCCTCTCCTTCTCATACCTATCCTTCTCATTAAGACTATCTAGTTTATCATTACCATATATCATCTGCTCTTTCATAGGTTTTTGATGTATAGGACATTCTAGTTTACCAACAACCTGAACACATCCACAACTATATTTCAATTTATGTTCATTCCATAACGCTTCACCCTTATATTCAGTGCTCATTTTACATCCTCCTCCAAATTTAATTCATTTATATATTGTCCATAGGCATATTTTACATCTTCCCATTCAGCCTCCAATATTTCTAAATTAGATACATCATAATAGGAAGTATTACCAAATCTTTCAAGTTTTGATACTGCTTTAATCAATTCAGCACATTCTTCCATTAATTTAGTTGAATTTCTACCTATGTGAACATATAATGGATCACTCATCTTTCTTACCAGATTCTCCTGTGGTTCCAAAAAATCCTTTAGTTCCAGTCATTCCTGTTGTACCTGAATACTTCCTTGACATACTATAATTATCAAATGACATTTTATATGCTGCATTTGATTCTCTTACACCATCTTGTGTTGAAGCATATGCCATAGTATTACCAGCATGAATACCCATATTCTCAACAGCAGTCTCCAAGACATCTTGATCTGAACCCATAAAAACAAATGTCCATTTACCTGTATCTTGAAGTTTTGTAATTCTATCCTTCAATCTCAATCTACCCTTCTCACCACCATTCTCTATTGAAGCATTCTCATAACCATCTGTAACAATTACAACTAATGCTGCATGATTGCCCTCTTTAGGCATATCACTCTCAATACTCGATATTGCTTGCATAGTAGCATCATAAAGTGCTGTCATTCCACCAATCCAGTATTCTTTAAGATATTTAATAGCATCAATATGTTTATTTCTACATTTAATATTAATATCAGTATCGAATTCAATAAGGGTAACAAAGTTCTCCTGTTCATTTGAATCCTTTCTAATCTGAGCCAATTGTTCATTAAAATTTGTTCTTGAAATATCAGCCATATTAGACATAGAACCACTATGATCCATTACAAATGCTATATGATTAGTAATAGGTTCAGTAGGATCTTTAGTAGTTATAACATCATCATCTTGTTCTTCTTCCTTTACAATCAAATCTCCAAATTCACTCATTTTATTCCTCCTTTATAAATCCTCAATTAAATCCTCAATTTCTGCTGATATTATATCACCTATGGGTCTTTCTATAAGATATATATTACTTAAACCACTTAAATACAACACATTAGTATCACTATCACTCTCAATCCTTATTGTACCATTATTAATTCCAAGTGTTATAGGTTCAGTACTCCAACATCCAACCACACTACCATTACCTAAGTCCTTTTCATACCATTGCCAACTCATTTTACTATTAACTCCATATCCACTGGTGGTTCATAATCAACAAGTCTACCAGTACATAGAGGACATTTATCATCTGTAAATGGCAAACATTGTTCTTGATTAACATAATATTCTTTATAATTATCATCCTTTATAATAAAGAATGTTTGCCACCTTCTACCACAAAAGCAACAGAATTTGAATACTGGTATGTTATTTGACCATGTAGGTATACTACTGTTTGTTAATAAATTACTTTTCATTTCTTTTTATTTCTTTTTATACATATATCCACAAAATATTTGTTTAAAATTAACAAATTCTGTATCCACTTTAATTTCAACTGTATATGGACAATCAACACTTCTAGCATCAGCACATAATCTTAAAATAATAGGAACAGTATTTTTTGGTATTCCATCTTTATCAATGTCAGTATTATTGGGTATATGCGTATAATCAGTCATATTTTAATTCCTCCAATTTGAATAAACATTCCCTATACTGTTCTACTATATATGGTACCAATGCCCTATCCTCATCTGTCAATTTTAGGTAACCTTTATCTATCATCTGAACAACAAAATATTTATCAATATGATTATGTAAGTAATGTTCTACAACTTGACTACGACTACCATCCCTTAACCTACAATAACCCCTTAAATCTAATATCTCCTCCTCATAATTATATTTTGATATCCAATGCTTAACCCATTTAAAGGATTTCAATAAATCCTTCTTGTTCACATCCATTTCCCTTTTAAGATTCTTATCCTTTACCTTGTAGAGGTTCAGAACCTTTTGATTAAAGAATTGCATATATGAGAAACTCTTAAAGATTTCAAATCCACATTCAAAGAATCTATCTATATTAATATTATTCCATTTAGTGTTAAAGTATTTGGTTGATAACAGTAACGCTTCTCTGTTTTTGGCGGACATTTTAGTTTCCATGTGTTTCTCAAAATTCTTTGGAATCCTATATCCTCTATTGGAAGCATCTGCTTGTGCTTTTCTAAATGCTATATATATGTCAATAGGTTCATACATTTTTAATGGTGGTGAGGTCTACAACAAGTATGTTTATGTTCGCAAGTTGGTAGAATATCCCTTTCATTAATAACTTTTCTAACAATTGTGTCATAACAATCATTATATGATCTTGTTTTTATATGCTTAAACAGTTGAAAGGCTAACTCTGCAATATACAATCTATCACTAATACCTATATCTTCATAACTCTTATTTACTCTTATTTTCCCTTCATATCCCATAATTTTTTCTCCTTTTTCCTTACATTATATAATAATTTCTACAGGTTGTAAACATTAATTTGGTAACTTTCTATTCATCAATGATAGATAAGTATTAACATATTTCTTTAAGTTATCATTGTCCTCCCACCATAACTGATCCTTCAATGTATTATAATCTTTATACCAGGTTTCCATCCTCAGTTCCACATCACCTGCCAATTCCTCTATCTTACTAATCATATATTCTTCTGTATCGCATTTTATAGTCATTGTATTGTAAGGAGCAACATTACTGTATATACCAGGTATACCACTAGCTGTAAACTCTAATGCTTTTATATTACTTTTACAATCATTGAATATTCCTTTCTCTAAGGGAGCGATGCCTATATCAGCATTTAAGGATTTCAAATAATTTGGATATTCAAATGTATTTTTCCAAGTATGGAACTCTATTTTATCTTTGACCTCTTCCAATTCTATAGGTAAGGCACCCATAAACACCCATTTATATATATCAGAAGTTTTCTTAATAAAATCCATTAACTTTACACCAAAATCACCACCATCAGGGGAATTCTTCATAGTAGGATGTTTAAAATGATTTTGACTTCCTGCCCACAGTATTCTTACCTTTTCATCGTTATATACTTCATGCTTAGCTTGTATATTACCCCATATGAACTTTGCTAGGTGGTTAGGTATAACCTTCACATTCTTATTATATTTTTCATAAACTTTTCTTAATGGATGGGTTGATACAACAATAGCATCAGATTCCCTCATCATAGTTTCAATATGATGGACATTATCTTTATAATATAAATGAGCAAAGTTCCACTTAGGTATATCCATTAATAGGTCATCAATTTCATATACTAAAGGGATCTTATGCTGTGTTTGGATGGTTTTACGAAAGTTTCTATGGATTTGTAGGTGCTTCTCTGTTGCTGATCGTTGAAACTGAATGAACGAAAAGTTTTTATAGAAATTAACATCCCCAATATATTGAGAGAACCAACTAGAATGTATAGGTACATCTGGTAAGTTCAAATAATTGAGAAGAAGATAAGGGGTCATGGTTCTTAGAACTCCACAACCTCCTTGGTCGCCTATGAAAGCAAGGAATCCAATTCTTGAGGGGGTTTTGATAGGTAACAACTTTTTACTTTTTGACATATTTTATTCTCCTTTTCTCCTTTCTTTAAAATACTCCTAAGTCTTTCAGGGTTTGATCAATACCAAGATTCTTCAACTTCATCATTAAGAACTCTGAAATTGTTGGTTGGTATGTCTTTACCTTAGGAAACATTTTGATATCATTGCACAATCTGTTTCCTTTTCTGGAGTTACATGCTTTACAAGATGCGACACAATTTTCAAATGAAGATTTACCACCCTTTGATCTAGGTAGAACATGGTCAATAGTCAATTTCTTAGACTTTTCACCACAATAAGCACACTTGAATTCATCCCGAATTATAACATTCCTTTTACTGAACGGAACCTTAGTGCGGAAAAGGGTTCTAATGAATTTAACTAGTTTAATAACTGAAGGCACTTTCATTGTTACAGAACCATCAAAGTTACTGATAACCCTTTTAGTATATTTCAATACTTGTACCTTACCCTTAACCATTAAGCAAATTGCCTTTTCCCACTTAACACTGCTTAAATAGGAATAATCTGCATTTAGTAATATTGTTTGCATTGTAATCACCTTTCTTAATCAAAATCTATATATCCTTTTAATTGTATTAACATTGCTTCTATTCTATCTAATTGCTCTTTATCATCTCTTGTTAATACTCCATATACTGCTCCACCTTGATGTATTGTTCTACGACATTTTGCTGGAAACTCTTTTGTAGTTACATAATTATCATTAACCTCTGTTCCATCTGTAACCTTTAAGTATATAGCTTTAGCATCTTCTATTGTTATCATGTTATTAATTTATCATCCTTTACCAAGAATTTCTTTGCTTCAGGACCTTTCATAACATTATCCATAAACTCTTTATATTTTCCAGCTGCCTCTTGTTTATCAAGTTTCCTAGTATTTCCAGCATCATCCTCTAATGTTATGATACTCTTACCTGTTTTACAATAAGCACATATTTGTTCACCCTTTTCAGTCATAAACATTATATGTGCTGGTAGTATGGTACGACAACGCTCGCAAAGTCCCATTATATATCTCCTTATTTCTTATCTATTAATATATTTTTATTAGTATTCTTATCTTTAAGTAATACAGTTGATTGGTTAAAATTTCTTGCTATTTCAGTTGCTAGTCTTACCAATACCTCTGAAGGTACACCAAGTATCTCAATACTTGTGGATTTCTCATCAAAAGTTTTTCCATTCTCCACATATCTACCTTTAAAGAAATTACCTATTGTGAATGAACCTATATCTTTTGAAAATTTAGAAGTTATGATATTACTAAGTTTTTTATTCTTCATCAATCTATTATAAAATGTCTCATATTTACTCTTAAACCATGACACTAATTTGGATTTGGATACTTTAACAGCATTTACATCTGTTGAGAATACTATGATACCACCTTTAAACTTATCCAAACCCATTTGATCTGGTGATACACCTTCCTTTAACAGTTCACCATTTAATGAATAATATTCCTGTAAAAGAGTACCACCTTCATACCATAACTTATCATCTATAGATTTAGGTGCAAACCAATGCTTCTCATTATCTATAAGAATCCTTTTCTCTAATATTTTATAATCATTTATATCCTTATATTTCATCCAATCAGTAAATTTCATAAGTATCTCCTTTCGTGATCTATATATAGCCCATAAGACCGCTTTATGCTCTATACATAGATCATTATTTTTCCAATATATCCATTAAATCCTCATAGGATATAATCTGGATATCATATTCCCTAGCTTTTTTCATTTTACCTGATTGTGAATTAATATCATTGGTTACAAGATAATCAGTTGTTTTACTTATACCACTAACAGTACCACCTGCTAATTCAATCATTGCTTGAAGTTCTTTTCTACCCATTTCCCCTTTACCTGTAAGGGTAATTTTTTTATTTTCCAGTAACATATTATTTTCCTCATTTATAAATTTCATCCCAACATTATGAACAAGATGGTCATATAGATCCCAACACTTTATAATATTCTTCATAATATTACGTGCTATCTTAGGACCCACACCATCACACTCTTGTAAATCCATTTCACTAACTTCAAATAATTTCTCAATGCTTCCAAAACATTTCAAAATGTTCTTGGACATTCTCTTACCTACACCGGGTATACCAAATGATGCTAATAATTTCTCTTGTGTGGTATTTAGAGTTTTATTAATTTCATTGACTATCATTTCACCACTTTTTATACCAAATCCTTCTATTTCAGCAATTTCAAACTCATTAAGGTCATACAAATCCTCGATATAAAACACACCAAGTTTTTCCAATGTCACCGTTGTAATGTTTTCAACACCCAAGTTTCTTAAAAAGAATTCTAATTTTTTAAGTACCCTTGAATTACAAGCATCATTGGTACATATAAGATCAACACCCTTCCACTCTATACATCCACCACAGGAGGGGCAAGTTCGTGGCATATGAAAATTCCTACTGTCTGGTAAAGGTTTATTGTTAACCTTTGTTATATAAGGTATAACATCACCACTTCTAACCACTTCAATATCTGTCCCTTTCACTATATAATTATCATTAATGAATTTTGCATTAAAACCTGTTGTTCTGTTGATCTTGGCACCACCTATTTCAACTTCATCTATGATAACCACAGGTATAATTCGTCCTGTTCTGCCAACATTCCATTTAACTTCCTTAACCCTTGATTTTATTGACTTTCCTTGAACTTTATATGCTACTTTATTATCAGGATATTTGACATTTTCTCTTATATTTTCATTCACTGTTAATACAACACCATCGACCTCATATTCTGTTGTATTCATTAAAGACATAACAATATCTTTATCAAATTCTTTCAATACTGTCCATTCAGGAACTTTTAAACCCAAACTCTCAATCAATACAAACCTTTCATACTCACTAACCGTTCTTAATTCAGCATATTGTATTAGTTCATAAAAATAAGGTGTGATATGTTTAACTTCATCTGTTTCATCTCTATTGAGTATACCAGCAACACCATTTCTTGCTGTTTTAAATCCCAGGTCTTTATATGTATCACCCAAGAGCATTGCTTCACCACGCAATTCCATAAGACTTCTGTTTTTAATAGGTTTACAGAATATTCTTGCCTTATTAGTGATGTCTTTACCATACTCTCCATCACCTCTAGTACAGGCAAATTCCACTCCACCATTATTATATCTAACAAAAATACTTACACCATCTAACTTTTGACTTACACAAAAATCTTCGGGATATTTATCTAACCATTTATCAACACTTTCGGGTTTCACCTTATTGAGACTACCTAGTATATAAGGTAATTTAACTTTGCTACCTTCAGATGAACCCACTGTTAAGAAATATGGATCATCAGGATATTCCTTTTTTGCTATATCCTTTAAATCATCATATTCTTTATCTGACATGGAAGAAGTACCATCATTGTAATATGCCGCATCATATTCTTTAAGTTTGTTTATCATTTGGATTCCTTTCTGGATACATTTTATCAAGATATTCTATTTTATAACAATTGATACAAACATGTTTATATTTCTTCCCTTCCATACAAACATAAACCATTGGGTTATCACATTTATCACAATAGTATTCCATTATGCTACTCCTCTTCTAGGCCCATCATCTGGAGTCATTTGTGGTACCATTCTCATATAAAAAGCATGTATAGTCTCCTTCAAGTCAATAGGAGACACCTTCATTTTACTATTTATTCTCTTGAAAACTTTTTTAGAATTGGAAGCATAAGCACTTTTGAATGCTGGTCCACTTACATAGATATCTTCCACAATTTTACTTACCATATTTTCCCAATGAGAATTATAATCCTTTATATAATTAAGGGTATTGGATTGCTCTACCTTTTTCTCTAACATTTTAATTCCCCCATTTATTTGCAGATATTACAGCTATGATCATTGATATACAAACGATTGCAGTTATTGAAATAAGATAAAAATGAAAATAAAACAAAAGTGAATATACTAAAGCATCCAAAATGGCACCTATCATTATTCATCTTCCTCCTTTTCGTAATCTTCCCTTTTATGATACATAGTTTGGAGTTCTTTATGTAACACATTCTTAATTTTCTTCAAGTCACCAACCTTCAATTCATCCAGTTGATTATCGTTAATTAATTTATCAACTGTTTTACTAACCACTTTCTTCTTATCCTCGGAATCACCCATTTTTCCATTGTTGAATAGTGATCTCGCAGTTGCTTCCACTGAATCAGCAATCATAATAACAGATGATTCTAAGGTGGTTGGAGCAGAGGACTTGTATCTATACTTATCTTCATCCACATCATCCTTATCATAGAAGTATTTTAATACGGTGTTACCATGATGCTGGGATATGACATTTAACAATTCAATGGTCATATCAGGTATTTGAAGAAGTATCAATATACCATCCCCCACATGTCTTGTTATCAAATGATATGAAGTCTTTGGTTCCAGTGAGTCATGTATGTTTGTACCGTTTTGATTCTCACTGAAAACTTTTGGACTGTTCATTTTACCTATATCATGGTAAAGTGCTGCTGCCCTCATCAAGTCTACATTCAAATCCAATTCTTTAGCAACAGATTCACAGAAGGTCAGAATGTTATTACAGTGTCGGTAGGTGCCAGGTGCCTTTTCTTTGAATTCTACAAGTAGAGGATAATCGGGGTCAATAATCTCTTTATATATATTTTCTTCCCTTTCCTCTTGTGTTGCCATTAGGTCTCCTTTTAGTTTATAGGATTATTTTATCATATATATTTAGAATTGTAAACTGAAAGATTGTGGAGCCTTTTATAGAGGCTTGGAGAATAATTCTAGGATGGGATCAGGTATGGGATAAATACAATTGATATAATTGGGTGTATGAAAATGTTCTAACTCTTTACAAAATTTATCTGTATATGCTATATTATTTTCCCAACCATTCAGTTTAATAATATCAACATGTGAAATGCCCCTTAAAGCGTCTAAATCATTAAGATATACATAAATATATCCAGATGTTTTATATTCTAAAGGTAAATTTCTTAGGAAATCATAATAAGCCCTATAATCCCATGACATCACAAATATATTATTCATTTCATTTCCAACTAGTAAAGATTAACCAGATTACAAAGGTTAACACAATTAACACCACATAAAATGAAGTTACAGGATCCATAATGTTACCTCTTATTGCCTTCATGATAATGTTTTAATATACTTTTAACTCCCTTTTCCATTTTACTACGGGCAGATGAATTGGCTGTATGTATATGAATCTTAGGAGGTATAAAACTTGAATTAATTACCTTTTCTTCCATCCATAGTATTACATCATTACCAGTACCTTTTCTATCATTACCCAAATCATGATCAAGACTTATTTCTGTTACCTTTCCTGTCTTGAGTAACTTGATTGCTTCATTGGGCCATTTAACTAGTTTCCAATCACTGGAAGGTATCCTTACATCGTCAAGATATACTTTCATTGTTATCCCCTTTGGAAGCAACACGGGGTAACGATCCCCGAACATCACGAATATGAGCCGTAAGTCCTTACCATAAGGTGTTGCCATATTTTGGAGGCAGGTCAGGGATTTGAACCCTGCTTTCCAAGATTATGAGTCTCGGCGGCTCACCAGAGCTACCTGCGGCAAATTTTACCATTTCATCTTTCTACCTTTCAACCATTCTTGTTCTAGCCACTGATCTAATTCTTCCTTTTTAATTGACTTACTTCTCTTTTCTACCTCTGAATATATCCAACATTTACCATATTGAGAATTGCCTTCACCTGTTTGATATATGGAATTTGCCTTACCTATCTTTGCTTTTGATTCATCTGTATGTTTACAACCTTTGAAATTCAAGCCAGGATTTATCAAACCATTTTTTATCTTTTCTTTCATTGAAAATGACGATTTCTCAGAAAATTCTTTCAAGTATTTTTTATCATTTTTTAATTTCTCAGCGTGTATTTTACCACTTGTTTTACCACCTCTTTTACCACCTTTCGTACATCTTTCAATATGTTCTTTACTACCATCATTAAGGCAGTAAAATCCACCATAACCACCTAAATTGATATTGTAAGTATCTTTCCTTCTTACAAATTCCTTATTAACAATATCCGTTTCTCTTTGTAACATTTCCTCTTGTGTTTCACATTCATATAGTATTTCTTTGATAAAATATTTAACACCGTACTTATTAATAGCACGTTTTAATACTTTACCAGAACCCATATAATCATCATTTACATCTTTTGTTTGGTGAACACCTATATAGATTTTATTATTAATATTGTTGGTTATTTTATATACTAGATATTTCGTCATTTTCTCGAACTCTCCTATAAATTAGATTTGTTATATACCTATTTATATAAAAGTTCAATATTTATGAAAACTGAATTTAGTCCCTATAGGGAATCGAACCCTAATTAATCGGGTTGCAGCCGATCATCCACCCCAGTGAGTAGGGACATAATTTTGGTCCTCCTGGAAGGTAACGCTCCTTCGTCACAGCCTTATAAGGACTACGCTCTACTTTTGAGCTACAGGAGGAAATGGTGGAGATTATCCGAATCGAACGGATTCATCCTGGTACTTCACACCAGAGCTTTCCCAATTAAGCTAAATCTCCCTAACGTCATTATTATATCCACATCCACATGATACTATAAAACACCCACATTGTAAACATTTTTCTTCTGTTACTGTGCAGTATGGTGTTTCACACTGATATTGATATAAATAATCTTCATCTAATATATCATGTTCACATTTTTCATTCATAATTCTATATTGAACATCCTTTCTATATCACTAAAATCATCCTTTTTAAACCAACTTTCATCAATATACCATTCAGTTGCTTTATCATTTCTATCTGTATATCTATAGTAATCTTTTTCTTTCCATACTTCCCTTACTGTAACACCATCAAACAAATACTCCATTTCCTTACTAAGAGAAAAACGAACTATCTCACTATCATATCTCTTATTTTTAATCTCTCTAAGTTTTTTAAAAATAACTTTCATTTTTTAATCTTTCGGTTCAGGAAGTGGACCAGCCCATTGACGCTCAGTACCAGAAAATCCCCTTTTATCAGGCAAAAAATCCTTCATTAGCATTTTACCTAATGTTGTTTCTACATACTTACCATCAAAATATACAATAAACTTCTTAGTTTTACCATCAACATTCCTTACCCAATAATGACCTTTCTTAGTAGGTGTCTTATCAGTCCATTTCATAGCAGTAGCCTCTGTTAAGTATTCTTTAACTTTCATACCAAGTCAACTCCTGTAACATCCTTAATGATCTTTTTAAATCCTTCCCAATCTTTCTTTTTTGCAACCTTCTCCATCTCTTTAACTTCTTTATTGGATGCTTTCTTATAGAAAGCAATAATCTCCATAATTCCAATATTCCCAGGATAAGATTCCTCTGTTATAAGCCATTGATCAAATGTCGCCATAAGTTATATCTCCATTGAAAATAAATTCATTACATCCTTGTGTTCATCAATTCTATATTCTTTAAACCATGTTTGATGAATAAAATAACTATCATCATATCTTTCACCAATATACTCATAAAGAAACCATTCACTATTTTCATCATCTGGACGAACCACTCTAATTGTTTTACCATCAAACAAATGTTCCATTGCTTCCACTAATACAGGATCTTTTCTTCTATCTGCTCTAGGTATATCATCAAGTTTTTTAAATATAACTTTCACAAGTTTGTTTTCCTTTATCTTAATATGGAACCCCTGACAGGACTTGCACCTGCATGTGTCTAATTACCCTTTCAATCACTTAGGAGGCGAAGGGGATACAGGGGTAAATGGCCTCCCTGGCAGGATTTAAACCTGCGACATTCTGCTTAGAAGGCAGATGCTCTATCCACTGAGCTACAGGGAGATACTAACGCTATTTTTGCACGGTAACATATAGAATGTTACCGTGCAATTTTTATGTTATTACATTCCTCTTTTTATATCCTTTTCTTCTTCAGTATAATAATCATCTTCCTCTATAGTCTTTGTACCAACAAATGTCCATCCCATTGCTTCCATCATAGAATGGAAAGTTGTATAAGCACTATTCTTTTCAAATGTAATCTTCCCCACTGTGAAATCATCGTCTGACATGACATTTCTCCCTTATAATAGCACATTCATAATATTGCTTTAACAACATAAGAATTATTTTCAAGTTATATGAACCACCATCATAGCCATATAACTTTTTGAACTCATCGTAATAGTATTTATCACAATCTGGAATATCATCAATATCATCCTTAAAAAGAAACATCGTCATAATATCAACCTTCTTTCTTAGCCAACCTTTTAGCCCTATATTTGTCAAACCTTTCTTGTCTTTTAGCTTCCTTAATTTTCTTTTTCTCCTTATTTTTCTCTTTACGCATTTCATTTTTGTATCTCTTACACTTTCGTTCCATTCTCTTACCTTTTGTCTTTGGTCCACACATGATAATTCTCCTTTTAAATGGAGCGGGCGCCAGGATTTAAACCTGGATCTACCGGCGGGTAGCCAGTTATGTTATCAATTACACCAAACCCGCATCAACTATAATTATTATAACATCATTGTTCTTTTTTGTAAACTTTTTCTTTTCTCCAATCTTTTTTCTAACTCCCTATCAAGTTCCTCTGCATCAGAAATTGAAAAATTTAAAACTCTATCGGATATGTTCATTTGACATCTTGCCGGTCTCGCAATTGAACAATTATAAGTTACATACAATTCACTATTTATGCGTAAATCATCCGAAACCATTGTTCTTACAGCATATTTACATATACCTTTCTTAATTTTTTCATGTTCACATGTGCTGTCAGTTCTCATTTCACTGCTCGGTTAATTTCCTGGAAATACTCATAATTTCACTGTTCGGTTTAATAGAACAATCCCATTACCTTATCACCAATATCAGGTGAATCTATACCAAACATTTCTCCCATTCTTAAAGTTACATCATCATTACCCTCATTCAATACCTTATATACAGTGTTTAAGGTTTCAATTACACCATTCTCTCTATCAATCTTCACAATCAAAGAGGAACGCATATGATTACCTGCTTGGTATTTAAGTAAATCACTTTCTATAACTGTACCTGTAAACACTTGTGCTGTGGCATTTGAATCAGGATATACCTTATCAATACTCTCTTGTTTAAGTGTTAAAGTATGTGTTTGCCAGTTATCTATTGTTCCACCGTCTTTTTTCATTACTCATCTCCTTCCAGATAATGAACATACAAACCCCAATCAAGCCCTTGGTTTGTACCAACATAATTCACAAAATCGGTTAAAATATCCTCAATGTCAGTATCAGGTACACTTGCTGCAAACTTACTACGATTTAACATATGATGATTTCGTCTAATAGAGTCATTACATTTAGGATTATATTCTGTTATCATCTTTGTTAAATAATTTAATAGATCCTGTTTTGTTCTGATATCAGACATCACATTCTCTCCTTCAACATCTTCACAATCTCTTTACTTACATTATATACATACTTTAACTCTTTTTTATCACAATCCATTATATCAATCTTCCAATCCTTTGTAAACTCCTCCTGAGCATCTTCCAGAAACAGTTTGATGTATTTCCCAATATCATCACTAGATTCAATCTCCCCGTGTTTAGAAAATACATTGTTCAACCTAGCTTCAGTTACATACTCATCAAAGGCTGTCCTTAACCTCGCAACATGCTCAGGATACTCAACCCTAGGTTTATTCTTTTTTCTTTTCTTTTGGATCTCTTTGAACACCTCATTTTTGTTCTTCAAGTAAAAGGTCTTACCATTCTCACTTCTCTTAGTGTTATAATAAGGTTTGATAACCACACCTTCAACAATGGACTTACCCTCTGGATAAACTTTAGTAATCTTTGTAGATGTATCAAAATCAATGGCTTCCTGTAATGTATCAACTGTACCAAAATTAGTAACCATCATATCTTCAATATCCAGTAATGAGAAGAAATCCTCCATTTCAAAAGGAGACAACAAAACATTATCTACCAACACATCATAAAAAAGTAACTGTTTCTCCGGTCCATAATCAACACCCTTTTGAATACCCTTACCAAACCATTCACCAAAGACATTTAGATTACATTTATTCTCAATAGCAAACTCTTTCAACAAGATTATAACATCAGCATACTTTTCATACATAATTTTGAAGTTATAGAAATTATCTTCATTTGTCAATACAGTGGTTCTCTTACCTATTTCAAATGAACCATCAGATGCAAATACCCATGATATATTAGCACCATGTATCTTTTCCTGTAGGACATATGTAAGGGATTCAAGTTCTGGATATTTTTCAATCCACCATTGAATCTCTTTGTTACGCCAGGTACCTTCAATTGAGAAATATCTACGAAACATATTATTCACCTTTCTTAAATGGAAGGGATGCCCTGGGTTGAACAGGGATCAACAGGACCAAAACCTGTTGTCTTGCCATTAGACCACACCCCCATAGTCTTACCAATCTTCGTTTATATCACATTCTTTCACCTGATCCCATAGAACTGAAGAGTATCCTTGCATCCAATCTCCTAATTTAAGATACTCACAATACCCATTCAATTGATGAGGTTTATTTTCATTAATTTTCCAGAATGGACAAAGATACCCATTCACACCATAACAATAAGGACCGTTAGGAATCCTTTCTTTAGTTTTTTCTATCTTTTTCATATTCTAATACAACACCTTTATATGCGTGTTCATCTACGTTTCTAACAGCCCTATTATAAAATTTTATGAATGTGAAAGGTTCATTCATCAAATCACCTGTATCTAAATAAAAATACCCACACATTTCAACTATAGGATCATAAGGTAAATCATACTCACACACAAAATCTCTTACAGTACCCATTTTTATTCCCTTTCTTATTAATGGTACCACCGGGGGGAGTCGAACCCCCACGCCCATAGGACACTGGAATCTAAACCCAGCACGGCTACCAATTACATCACGGTGGCGAATTTTTTGGTGGGAATGGGGGGAATCGAACCCCCACGGTCATACGACCATGAAATTTTAAGTCTCACGCGGCTGCCAGTTACGCCACACTCCCAATGGTGTTCCCCCTCGGAGTTGAACCGAGAAACTATTGATTTTGAATCAATAAGGTATGCCAATTCCCTTCAGAGGAACATTACTTGTCAACAAAAGATAATGAAGCACCTACAATAATAAGTATTAAAACAAAACCTATACCCAATGCTGGTCCCACCCATAATGGCGCTAACACCCACCACCAAGACCACGCAATAACATGTGTCAGTTTCAATATAATGAATACAATTGCTAATAAACCTCCTAAATTTATACCATTATTCACGGACACCTTTACCTCCTTCACACGTTCTCCATTATCATTTACTTTATAATTTATTACATTCATTAATCCTTGCCTTTCATATGTGCTTGATAGTGATTATTAATACTTTCAATACCTTTGGACAAACAACCTTTACAGACATAGACTTTATTGTAAGCATTTACTTGATATACCATATATGCTTCTGATATAAATCCACAAATATGGCATAACAAACCATCATTTTCCCATTTACCATCCTCATCACGAAAGTTTTCTTTCACTATTGATAACATATTAACTCCTTTAATGGAGGAGAGTATGGGATTTGAACCCATAAGGCTATTACACCTGATTGGTTAGCAACCAACTCCCTTACCTGATTGGGGCAACTCTCCTTAATTTTTGTGGAGCAGGTGGGGGGAATTGAACCCCCGTATTCTGGGTGGAAGCCAAAGATTTTACCAATTAAACTACACCTGCACTTTTTTTCTCCATTCACTTCTTTTTGTTTTACTTGATGATTTATTTCTACTACCATAATTATCTGTAAGTGAATGACAATTAGGACACAAAAGCTCTAAATTTACTTCTTTATTATTTTTATAATTTCCATCTTTATGATGAACAGTCAACGGTATTTTATTAGTAAATTCATTTTTTATTGACCATTTACATCTTTCACACTTATTATTATATTTTTTGAACAAATATTTTCGTATTTTCTTATTTACATTTTCACCATTTTCACCATGTAGACCTTCTTCTAAACCTTCTTTCCATCTTTTTATATATTCATTATATTTATATTCATGTTGACAGGTATGATTACAATATTTTTTCTGACCTTTTATTAATATTTTTTTACAATTTAAACATATTTTTTCTACTTTTTCTTTTTTTCTACATTCAGGAGAACAATATTTCCTATGCTTACCAATTTTAATTTCATAGTCTGTAAGGTTTAATTGGTATATTTTATCACATTTTTGACATTGAATATCATGTAATTTCCTTTTTGTTTGATTTTTTCTCGCTCTATCATTTATTTCTTTAATATCAGGTCTATACTTACAATTTCTTATATGAGCGCCAAATTGATATCCATTATCAAATTCCAATTCTTTATTACAATATTTACATTCTCTTTTTATCATATTTCTATCCTCCTAATATATATATTTATACCGAAGTCAAGAAATTTCTCATTTTTATCATTTTTTATCCTAATATTCTACCAGTTGAACTATACCCGCATCTTAATCAAAATATGTTGGTGTTCCTTTTGTTTTTAATTCATACCATCGTTCCCAATCCCAAGGATACACACCATCTGTTTTTGTTTCATCACCAGGAATGATAGGCATTGTTTGTCCATACAGCCATTTACCGAACTCTTCCTTCCATTCCTCTGGAACCTCACTGAATCTAATATAAGTACCTGATCCTGTTTTCTCTTTCTTTGTTTCATAGTCAGTGTAGAGATACCAATACTCATACACATTTATTCCACCGATTTTATCAACAATTTTATGCATTGGATTTATCCTTTCTTTTTCCCTTATTATACTATAGTTAATTTGAAATGTAAATAAATTATTTTATGGAAGAGGGTAGAAGAATCGAACTCCCATCTGTTACGATGCCCAAGGGTTCAAGCCTTGTTGCCAGCCATTTAGCAGTACCCTCCACATATATTAATTACCATCTCTATTTGATCCATTCAATCTTAATGTATTCTTTACAACATTATCCTCAATAGGAAACTTTCCTTGTATCTTACCACAATATAGACAATATGTAAAGTCAATATAATCATCCTCACCGACACCTAGGTCTGGTAATACATAACCATCATGCTCATAATTCAAATGACCTACCCACATATTATTTCTATCAGAGGTTTTTGATACTATACTTACAAGTTTTTTACTACCACAAGTATTACAATACATAATTATCTCCTTTTTAAAATGGGTTGAATGGTGGGAGTCGAACCCACTAAAAACACCTTCACAGGGTGCTGCCTCAACCGTATGGCTCCATCCAACATAATTTTGGTGATCCTACGGGGTAACGCTCCCCGGTTTTGAAGTTGAAAGCCTCATGTCCTTACTTTTAGACGACAGGATCATATTTTGGCGGGAGTGATGGGATTTGAACCCACGATCTTTACGCTGACAACGTATTGCATTAAGCCGGACTATGCTACACCCCCATATTCTATTTTTTATTATGTGGAATTTTATTTTTAAAACCCCAATTTTTAGTTTGGGTATGACAATTAGGACATAAAAATCTTAAATTTTCTTTAAGTTGATTTCTATTATTACCATCAATATGATCTATTTGTAATGTTAATTCTTTATTATTCCATATAGATTCTTGACTACATTCACCACATTCATATAACCTTCCTATTTCTATTAATGCTCTTTTTAATTGTTTATGATATGGTGTTCTATCTTCTACTAATATATCATCTGAACTTAATTTATTATGTGGTACTCTTGGACCACCTTTAAAATGGTTTGTATTTATTTCAAATTCTTTTATCCTTTTAGAAATTAATTTGTGAGAACCTCCAGAATCAGTAACATTTATCTTTCTTAATAAATCTCTTACAGAGTTTGCTTCTTTTACTAATGGTTCCAAAAATTCTTTTGTATATTTTCTCTTTGACATTTGTTTACCTCCTTTATATTATATTTATATAAAAAGTAAACTTTTTTGGAAAAAATATACAAGTTTGACACTATAACTCCAAATTATTTTATTTTTGGTGGGATTAGTGGGATTTGAACCCACATTTTACAGTTTAAGAGACTGCCGTTCTTCCTTGAACTATAATCCCGAATTTTTTGGTGGACTCGGAGGGACTTAAACCCTCATCTCCCGGTTTAAAAGACCGGTATTCTCTATTGAACTACGAATCCATGTTAATTTTGGCTCTGGGAAAAGGATTTGAACCTTCATAGGATTTTCATCCACGGGTTAACAGCCCGCCGCATTACCAGTTATGCTATCCCAGAACAATTTCTTGTATGAATATATACAAGCTCTTGTATGGATCTATACAAAAACTTGTATGATTTCTGGTGGTGAGAGGAGGAGTCGAACCTCCGTTCATCGCTTATCGGGCGATTTTCTTACCATTAGAAGATCCCACCGTAATTTTGGTAGTCCTGGCTGAGATTGAATCAGCGACCTTCACCGTGTAAAAGTGACACTCTCCCACTGAGTTACAGGACTATATTTTTTAATGGTCGGGTATCCAAGAATCGAACTTGGGTGATCTTGTTCCCAAAACAAGTGGATAGCCATTATCCTAATACCCGATAATTTTTAATGGAGCTCCCAGAAGGTTATGATCCCTCGTCTGCGGGTTACAAATCCGCGGCTCTACCGATTGAGCTATAGGAGCATATATCTTACTCTTCTTCAAATACTTCTTTCAATACATCCTCTACCTGAGTCCACAAAAGACCTGAACCTTGTTTCATTACAGAATTAAAACTAATAAAAAGTAACATAAATTCTGAAACATGATCGTTACTTTCACTTGATATAAAATCTTCAATTGCTTTTTTCAACACATCAGATTTTGATGCCATTGTAAACCCCTTTATCGTCTATTCCATATTTCACTAAAACATTCTTTACACAATTGTCCTGCACCTTCAACATAAAACAATCTGAAGTCAATGTGTTCATCTTTGTCATATTCAGTTTCTTTACCACATACTACACATTTATCTTTCATTTGTAAATCCTCTTTTTTTTGTTTTGGTGGGTGAGGAAGGAATCGAACCTACAATGACCATTACAGCCTACGGGGTTACAGCCCGCTGAACACACCACCTGTTCAACTCACCCAAATTTGGTGGAGCCTGAGGGAATCGAACCCTCATATCTGCCGTGCAAGGACAGTGTTCTCCCGTTAGACTAAGGCCCCATATTAGTTTAACCCCTTCTGATTTTAACAGACGAATACCCCTTCCTATACACCCTGCTTGTGTGCTTCCCCAAGTAAACTAATTGGTCACGGGGTTTTGAGTTAAACTAAAACTACTATATCACATTCAATTATTTTTGTAAATCTTTTAAATTTTGGAGTGCCTGGAGGGATTCGGACCCCCGACTTTTCGGTTCGTAGCCGAAATCTCTAATTCCACTGAGTTACAGGCACTTATATGTTGGCACTCCTGGTAGGTAACGATCCCACTTGTAACAGGGTTGGAGCCTGTTTAGCTGCCTCAGCTCAGGAGCACATTTCATAAAAAAAGGGTTTCTACTTTTTTGGCAGAAACCCTTGTTTAACTTCTTTTATGGATTTCTGCCGATTACATAGGTGTTTCTCCAGCAATACTATGGGAATCTGACCATGCTGGTCTCGCCGTATTTTTATAATTTTGTAAAAGTCGAAAATTCATTTATTATCTCCTGAATCTATTTATACTTATTGTATCAAATTTTCCAAAAAATGTAAACTTATTTTTAAAAATATACAGAATAAGCTAACCATGCTGGATCACCTTCTGTATCCAATCCATATTTCTCTAAAAATACTTCAAACTTTGTAACATCTTCTTCACTTACCTTTTTCTTCAAACTTTGTTCTACATCAATTGGATAATCATATCCACTTGATTTTGTTCCTGGGACATATAATGAAACACATAACCTTTCATCTATACCATAATAATCAATTTCAACAGGACATGGAAGTTTTTCAGATCCGCAAATATCAAACCACCATCCTTCAAAATCATCATTCCATGGAAACTCTTGATCTTCATCGAAAGCAACACCAAAATTAATTATTACAGCTAAATTATACCCCATAATATACTCCTTTTATTCACATTTTTTAGGTAATGCATATCTTCCAGCCACAACTTCAAAAGATTGTGTAACACTCACACTTTCAGTTGTTTTTACTACAACATATTCATAACCATTAATACAAATCCTTTGAACAAGAACCTTATAATCTCTTTCAACCATTTGTAAATATTGACCTTCTAATGTTCTTACCTCAGACATTGATATAGATGGAGTAAATAAAAAGCTTGTTGCTAAAACAACACCACTTATTAACTTTTTAATCATTTTATTTCCTTTCTACCCACTAATTCTATAAGCCAAAGTTTCCTCTTCAAGTATCTGGGATAACAACATTTTTTTACCAATTTGAAGATTTTCCTCACCTGTTTGATATACAGCCTCAACCAAATTATCAAACATCAAATCAAGTGCATCACTCTTAGAGAGTTTATCAATATATTCATCATCCATCATATCCATTTTCTTCAATGCTACAATGACATCCTCTCTACCATCCACAAATGCTTTAAAGTCCTGTAACATTTGAATCATATATTCATCATTGGTTTTTGCATTATATTCAAGTGTTTCACGGTCAATATCTATATCATTGTAAAGATTTTGATAGTTATAAGCTCTACCAATATCCACCACATACTCACCGTTACTCTTTGTTATTATAAGATCCGAACCCATAGTACTACCTCCATTCATCTCCATTTGCAGTAGGATCATCATCCCAAGTATCTTCCTTTACATTGTTTAACTCATTAAAGATCCTCTCCAATTTATTCAATGATTTCCTACTCATATATCCATCCTTACTTACCAATCTCTTAAACAGTTTTCTTAATAATCCCAGGGTGATAGGGGTCAAAGGACCGGACTTACCTCTAACCCTTTTATCAATACTTGTTAAACTCATATCAGTTACAAAACTTACATCTTCAATTGTATCATAATATTTTTTCTTTCTTGCGCCTTTACCACTAACGCATACACTAGTCGTATTTCTCCCACTAAAAGACATATAATGAAAGCCTTTTATTCTGTGCTCCAATAGAGTTGAAAATATTAACTTACTTCCATCTTCAAACTCTATAAAGGGCACATTCCTAGGATCTGAATACTTTAATTGCATATCAGACTCCTTTTATTTACCAAAAACCATTCTAATTTTCTCAATATCCTTAGGTATATCCTTAATATCAATCTCCCACCCCCTGTTATCCTTACCTTTACTGTCCTTTCTAAAAACTGATTTAGGAACAGGGGCAGTCCATTCACTGATCTCACCATTATCCTTCACACCATTAATGTAAATATTCATTATCTTTCCTTTCTCCCCTCATTTCTGAAGGGAGTATTATCTTATCCATTTACTGCTAGAGCCAAGCCACTTTCATCATAATCATACAGATCACCAGCCATTCTGTTGATTGTATTATGTCTTGCTGAAAAAATGTTACTACCATTACGTGCTTTCGTTTCGTGAGTTGCTAAGAAAGTCAACACGTTATACGCACCATACTTGTTTTCATTCAATTTTTGCTCATTCATGGTAGGTTCGTATGCGTCCTTAATGGAATCAGCGACCTTTACTCCAAGATACTTTCGATTGTCAACAAACAGATTGAAATCCTCTTGTTTAAAAGGGATCTGAGTCCATTCAGTCCAGGTTAGAACATTTTCCTTGAAAGCATCCAGTTTCCCATCAACTGAAAGTCTTAATCTTTCAGGGTTTTCCACATAATGGGCAAAGGATTCACGGAACAAGGATCTCTTACCAAGGATCTGACCGTTTGAGCAGATGCTCCTGTATCCCATCAATTCAAACCCAAACGATGTTCTAGCGTCATATCCGTTAAAGACTTCCAGTAACAGTCCAACAGCATCTCCAGGGAGAACTTCAAAATTGAAGGCATCCTCTCCAAACAGAATACGTCTGCGCCATCTACGAGTGGTGGAGTCCAGGTGATCAGTAACAGTTGCGATTTCCAATCCGTCAAGAGCTTCATCAAACAAGGAATTAACTGAGAAATTATCAATCAATTCATAGTTTTCAGACACTAACCCAACGATATCGTTTGTTTCATCGTTAATCAATGCTACCTTAGGAATATCAATACCACTTGAAGTGGAGATAGTTTCCTTTCTCACATCAAAGAACGGGTTTCTTTCCTCTTGATACATATTAGTTATCCTCCTTAACCTGTTTACGATATTTAAATGCAGATCCCTTACCAAGTCGGAATTTTGATGCTTGTCTTTTGGTAGCTTCAACTCCTGCCCTTTCACAGGCACGTTCAAAGTTAGCGTCCGCAGAAAACATATTATTTGTAACCCTCTTAATTTCTTTCTTTTTTCCACTCATTTTTTATTTTCCCCTCAAAAGTTTTACTTAGTGTAACATATAGTCAAAAAATTGTAAATCAAAAAAATTTTAAGAGTTACGAACCCTCTTACCCTCTTACTAAAAAGGGTTATCCATTAATTTCCTGAAAATGTCATTACCATAAAAAGTCTTAGCTGCCAGTATAAAAAAACCCTCAAAATCCAATTCATTATCACCATAGTTATAATCTTGAAGGTATTTCCTTGTACCTTCCTCTAAATATGTATAATTCCTTTGAGAATAAGGAATCATTTCAATCTGCTTTCTTATTTTAATTTCAGCTTCCAATGCTTCTGTGCTATAGTCTCTTAATTTCATAGTTTACCTCGCATCCAGAACACTTTTAATTTTCACCATTCTAGGTTTCATGTATTTATACTCTTCAATAAACACACACTTTGCCGTGGTTCTGATCAATTTCCTCCATAATGGTCCAGTCTTATAGTTCACTAATACCATCATATCAGAAAACTCATAGGTCTTATTAGGTCTTATACCTATTGATTGAAACTTGGATCTCGCCACATCCTTTCTATGCATCTCCCGTGCTTTCTTATTGTCCTTAATGGATTGTTGCCTATCAAGCCCCAATTGAAGATCATCCTTGGAAGCCATACCAACAACATTGTACCCTGGAGTGTTGTAATCCTTATGTTTCCAGATCGCTTGGGTGGCAAAGTCATAAATTGTATATTCCTTTGCTCCTTTAAGATGTCCCCTTGTGATCGGACGGATATTAGTGATAACACCCCTTACATGCTTGGTACCCCTCTTATAACGAAACCCATACTTGACAATTGCCCCCACGACCACTTTGAACACTTTCTCATTAAAACCGTTGCTTCTCTTATCAAATGCTGTTTCATCAAAGGAACCGTTCAATTTGAGACCCCATTTGCGGGCCAGGTTCAACAGGACATCGCCATTATTACGATTTTTAATGACTTCCTTCATCATTTCATTGGCATTTACACTTCCACCGTTAAGATCGGGGTGCACTTGTTTCGCAATATCTCTAAACAGATTTTGTTCTGGCGACATATTAATTCCCCCTCTCAATTAACGATTAAAACTTAGTGTAACATAAAAAATGGGGTATGTAAATCAAAAAATTTCACACCCCATTTGTAATACTACACTATTCTTTACTTTGACCACATACAGTACAACGGTAACCTTTCGTAGTTGCATTATGCAATCTCTTACCCCTACCGTATTTTTCATCTTGCCATTTGGATTCACAATGACATTTCAACACTCTTGTACCATTTGCCACAAATTTGAATTTACCCATTTTTACTCCTCCCTTTATATTTCCTGTGTACCCATCACTTCAATATGATTAATTGTAATACCTTCATAAGTGAAGTTATCAACCGCTTCCTTGAAAATATCATTAAGAATCTCAAGGACTTTATCTTCCGCTTCTGTATGTCCAGCCCAACTTTCAGCTTTTACAGGAACTTCAAGTATTAACTGCGTTTCAACTTCAATTTTTCTCATTATATCACCCCACATCATCCTCCATTAAGATTTTGATCCATTTTTCCAACATTTTCTTTCTTTCCTCTTCTGATATTTCCTGTCCTTCCAAAGACATCGTTATATGCGATCTCTCCAAATATCCTTTCGCTAATATCTCAGCATCAGACCTCTCCATATCTAACCCCCTGATTTTATTACCCTGGAGGATCAAGGAGGTGCTCAATCCCCAGAAACACACGCTTTGACCCTCATAATCGTTTAAAAACGCCCTCCGTCAATCCTCCGTTGAATTATGACTAAATACCACGGTTTGATTTTTTCGTCAAGTATGAGAATTTAGTCAAGTAGTAAAATCCTTAAAAAGTTAAAGAAACAACAGGTCACCATCCCAGATCAGGGCTGTAAAAGTAACTTGGTGAGGGCTACTATACACTAGGCAAGTCTTTAGCTTGCACCCACCCAAGGCACAGAGCCAAGGGGTTTCTTTAACCTTTTAAGGATGTGCCCCTATTGGGGCACTATTACTAGCCTACGATCTCCCTGCGGAGTTTTCCGCCAGTCTTAATACGAACTTCCCGATTGGTGTCAAGATTCACACCCATCCATCCGCCCTGCCGACAAGTATTGGTCAATTTCACTCTGGCAAGTTTACCAGAAACCTTAACAATGTAAACCTTACCTACAGTAACATCTGCTTTTCTCATAATATATTCTCCCTTTCAAATTGTTTTTTTCTCAAAGATTGAAATAAACCTTATCATTAGACAAGGCTTATGTCAACCCTCAAAAAATCTGAGGGTTATCACGCCGTTAAACAGCGATGAACTCAAAGGATTTCAGAGTGGTGCCCTTGGAAACCCTGTTAAGGTTCCGCACAAACGCCATCGCCTTGGATTTGCTACCAAACTTACGGGCCACACGGTCATTAGCCATCAGGACACGACCATTCTTTGCCACAACACACTTGATTCCTTTTTTCATAATATAATCTCCCTTTCAAAAAGTTTTTTTCTCTCAAAGACTGAAACCATCTTATATCATCCGTTTGCCGTTGTAAATACTTTTTTCAACAAAAATTTAACGTCATGCCAATCCAAATTTACACTTCCGTTTTCTTCAAAAAATTCAAACAATTCCACAATGTCAATTTCATTTTTTTGGAATAATTCTACAATATCCCTTCCCAACATATCTTCAAAATCTGTTTTATCAAAAATTTTTATCATAACATTTCCCTCAAAGACTGAAACCATCTTACAACAACCGTTCCGAACTGTAAACTTTTTTATTTCATCAAGTGTTTCAGACACTTGGAGAATATGGGGAAACCGGATCCTCTGGTGGCAATTCTATGGAAACATTGTCATGGATCAAAAGGATAAATGTTTTCTCATATTCGCTAATCATCTGAAATTGTTACGTTTTGAAACTGTGCTTTCCGGAAAGACTTGATAAGGGGTTAACATCAAAGGGTTAAAAACGATCCTACACTTAGCCCCTGCAGTGGCGTTCTCGGATCGTCCCATAGATCGTCTATGGCGTACCTGTAAGCGGTTAAAATGTTATGTTTAAAAGTTGAACTCCCTACGAACTGAAAACATCATATCATTTCTCCGTGAAGCCGTAAACAAAAAAAGTTTCTCAACAATTTCACTACCTTAAATGACATGATCCCTCCAAGTGAAAAACGCAAAATCAATCATGACAAGCATAACAGGCGGAGAAAGATATGTAAACCAGATTTTTTTCTGAATAATTCTACGGGGTTACAGTAAGCCCCTGAAAATATTGGGCTTCCTGCTCCTGAGAAAAATCGGGTAACCCCCTGATATTATTTGAGGGACAGGGAGATGGGGGCTGACGACCCGGAGGATCGAGGAGGATCGTTCTCCGAGACATGAGCCTGGCTTAGACCTTCTCCAGCTCTCCCCGAGCACCTCCTCAATCCTCCGGGTTCTCAGGGAAATCTCAATAATTCTAGGGGTTTAGGGGAGCCCCTGTCCTACTGGCCGGAGATCCCCTCCTATAGGAGGAGGAATACCCGCTGAAGACCCGGAGGATCAACGGTGGTCGATCTCCGAGACTTGGGCCTGGCTATGACCTACCCGAACTCTGGCTGAGCACCTCCTCGATCCTCCGCCCCAATGATTTCAGGTGGTTACGGTGAATCCCATTCAGTCATTTTTTTCGTTTACAATCCTGGGATCGTATGTTATGATAGGGGTTTGAAATGATTACGATTTTTCTAACGGTGTGAAATGATTACAGAATTTTTAATGTTTACGAACTTCTGGGAATCTGATATGATGTTTTCAGTTGTTGAGGGAAATTTCACGGGAAACATAAATCGTAAACTATATCGCAGATCTGGACGTCCCAGAAGGTATTATGAAAGGGTGGTGCACCACCTGACTAATGATACATAAGCCAACGAAACTGTTAACCTTTTCCAAGTCTTTCCGGAAAGCATTTTTTCAGTTTACAGAAAATTCAAAATGATGTAAGATGATTTCAGTTCGTAGGGAGAATGTCTTTATTAACCCGTTGTATATAGGGGTATAACTATGTCGTGGGTTTGAATTGGAACCGTAAATTCCACTGCTTTGTCCGTGGGTAGAGTGGATGGGTATTATTAACGGGCTGGTTGCCTCTGTACCAATATAGACTGGAGGCAATCAAAGAATTTTAAACTGTTTATATGAGGTATGATATTTATACTGTCCCTGATGGCTTGGGCATACACAGGATAAAAAAACAAGGCTCCTACTTGTACTAGTCAAGTAGTTGCGGACAACCTGGCACTGCATCCAAATCAAATAGCCTCTGGTATCATATCTCATATAAATAGTTTACAAAGTTTTGACTGTAGTGTATAGTGTTTATATTATTAACTTTTTTGAAATGTGAAAGGGGATCTTAATGGCATACGATAAAAGTGCGGACAAAGTGTTGTATATGGCGAATATTGAAGGTGAGAATGACACCACTTTGAAGGTGTCGGTTTATTCTTACAACGGCGGAGAGCCTAAGTTGCAGATTGGCCCCCGTGTTTATCAGAAACGAAACGGTGAGGACGGGTTTCGTAAAGCCGGGCGTTTGACCGGTGGGGAAGTTGAAAAACTGGCTGATATAATGCCGGTTGTTCATTCTTACCTGGCAGGGGGATCTCTGGATGAGATTGTATAAGTAAAAAAGGTGCAAAATCTTCCCTACTTGTTGATAAATAGAGTAGATTTTGCACTATGTAGCGGGTAGTTCTGGTGAACCACTAAGGCTCATAACCTTGGGAAGCAGGGTTCAAATCCCTGACCCGCCACCATTTGAACCTTTATAGGGAGATGAGAACATAAGGGTAAGTGTTTGATGGAAAGTATGCGTTATGTTATACCCAACATAAACATACTTGTGTCGCAGGGCATAGGAATTGCCTATGTAACTGCCTTCTCCGTATAAGGGTTTAATTAAAGGAGATCATAATGGAAGACAAAGAAAAACTGATTAGTATGATGTTAGACCTTAAGGAAGAGATTGATATACTTGAAAATCGGTTGCGGGATATCAGAAATACCCGTTGGCAGTATTTTGAAGAGTATATTGATAAGTATGGGAAGGAAGAGTAAAAAATATGAATTATATCAAGCGTTTAGAGAAGGAAAACAAGGAAATGGCGGAAGTTTTGTCGGAATTGAGGTTACACTTACATACTGATAAATTCATGTGGCCGAATGATTATATTAACATAAAAGATGTATTAAATCGTATAGAACCTATATGGCCGTTATATAATAAAGAGGCGTAATGATGGAAAAGTGGGAATACAAGTTGAAATCATTCATAGTATTGACTGATATTAAAAAACTTAATGAAATGGGTGCTGATGGATGGGAACTTGTTATGAGAGATAATTTTACTGTTATATTCAAACGAAAGGTGGTATAATGCCTAGATACAGTTTTAAGAAGGTTATTAGAGTATATTGTAAAGGTTGTAATGACTGGATTAATGAGGATGACACGGAATTCGTGGATATAAGTGAAGGAATGCAGGGAGAAGATAGGTTGACATTTATTTGTAATGAGTGTAAGATGGAATCTACTTCTAATAGAGTGGGGTAAATGAATATGTATGAATGTCCGAAATGTTGTAATGTAATTAGTGCTTTTGAGATGAAATGGGCTAATCCTGATACATATTGTCCATCATGTAAAGGAACTTTGATATTTAATTTTAAAGCAATAGAGGAGAATGAAGATATGACTTGGGATGAAGAAAAACGGGAGATTTTGGCTGATTTTACTGTTGATGAATTGGAGAAAGAACTGTCAGATCGGGAAAATCGGGCAGTTATTGTAAGACCTGATGCTATTTTGGCTGAATATACTTGTCCAGAGTGTAATATTGCAGAACAAGTGGATATGTGTATGTTTGATGATGATGGCATTTATGTAACATATTGTGGCGAATGTAATAAAGAACTTACCATTGACCTTGTATAAGAGGAGGTAAGAATATGAGATTATTGAGGATGCCAATAGACCTCTGGTATGATATATTAGCAGTTGTTTGGGTAGATGCTATAACCGCAACGGAAGTAGCAACATTAACATATTTTGTAATCAGTGTTATAGTGGGTATAATGGGTTTGTTTATATGTGCCCATTTTGACAATACTGCAACGGAAACCTACATGCATTAAAATTGTTTACTTTTAACCCAACATTTATTATACTATGAATGTTGGTTCAAGAGTAAACCCCTGGAGTGAAAGGAAATATATTATGGGCGGATGTGATTTTGTTAATGGTTATGTAGGTAAATTATCACCTGAGGATGCTTTTAATGAATTGGTAGAAAGTGCGAGACATTCACATGGACACGGTGGATACACTGGTACCATCGCAGAGAAAGATGGTTTTATTATGAAAGAATGTCCTCCAAGAAAGGATCCAGAGAAGTATGCCAGTGAAATCATTGAAGAAAATGATAAGTGGGGACCAGCCTTTTGTATAGAGGCTAAAAGGTCTTATTTGAAAAAGATTAAACAACTGTCATATAATAACTGGTGTAAGGGTAAGAGGGGAATAAGAGCATATATCTTTTGTGGTATGGCATCCTCTTAGGAGTATTATGAACTGGACTGAGGAAGAATTAAAAGAATTAGAATTGACACCTGATGAACAGGAAGCATTTGATAAGTATATGTCAAGTATAGTAAAGAAAAGGAACAAGAAAAAGAAGAAAAATAAAAACGCTAAGAAAGCCCGTAAGAGGAACAGGAAATGAAAGAGCAAATCTTAGTGATGGAAGATAAACGATTTAAACAACTGCTTGAAATGTTTGATAATCATGGTATAGAATATGATAAGAACGCTTTTTGTTGTATCCTTGAGGATGAGAGTTTTATCCTCCTTAGAGAAGATTTTGTTAATAGTCTTACAGTTGATGAAGTGAATGTGGTTATATCGCATGAAATGGCGCATCTGACAGGTATCATAGATGAAGAGGAAGCAGACAGGTGGGCATTGAATGAATTGAATGAAAGAGCACAAACAATTTTAAAAGATATGTGGGAACATAGACACGGACATGAATATGAGAGTAATCTTTAAGAAATTAGAATTCCTTAATAAGGATGAAACTCCTAGTATAAATGGAGATATGGAACATTATTTTGATGGTAAAACCGTTAGAGAAGTTTCTGCAAAAGGTCGTTATTATGGATACCATGGATGGAATATAAATGACAAATGGTTTGATGAATATAATGAACATGATGATATAGAAAAATTATTTGAATTGGAGTTGTAATGAAAGCAAACAAAAAACAAATGAATAAAATCTTTAAGGATATGAAGGTGGAGCCTGTTAAAGAGTGGCGACAAACCACTTCCAGGGTTGTTTATAGAGATAGAAAGAAACAAACCAACAAATATTCTTGTAGAAAGAAGGTATTATGATATGGATACTGGAATTGATAGTTATGACCTTAATAGTTATAGCCGTTGCAGTAAAGTTTTATAACATCGGTTACAATGAATGTGTTGATGATTTTGAGGAAAAATATGATTTCAAGGATGTAACAAGGAAAGAAGGAGAGAAAAATGAAAGTTAATGAAGGTACTGTTAGACAATGGAATTATGAAGAATTTGAAGAACATTTGAATGTCACAGAAGCAATTATGACTGAATGGAGTAATGGAGAAGGTCTTGATATTTTTATAGATAAAAAGAATTCCGATAACATCAATATATCTTTACATTGGGACGATATCACATTATTCAGGAAATTATTCTCAGATTTTGAAAATAAATAGTTTACATAGTAATCCCAATGGTTTATACTGGAATCAAATGATTTGAAGGGGGGACAGAAAAAACGATAAAAAATAAAAAGTTTACAAAATAAAAATAGTGTAGTATCTTGGTTGTAAGAGAAATTAAAAATTAAAGGGAGGAAGTAAAATGAATAAAGCAGATTTGACCAACTTTGTGGCTGAGGAAACTGGGATGACTAAGAAAGATGCCCGGATTGCAGTAAATGTGGTAGTGAGTGGTATCGAAAAGGGTTTGATTGAAGATGAAAAAGTCACCCTTGTCGGGTTCGGAACCTTTTCAACGGTAGATCGGGCAGCTCGTAAGGGGCGTAACCCTAAGACCGGTGATGAGCTGCAAATCCCGGCTAAGACTGTTCCGAAGTTCAAAGCATCCAAGGGCTTGAAAGAGTCTGTTGATGCCGCAGCAAAAGCAAATCAGGAATAATCCTGATTAAAATACCAGGAAGAATTATTCTCCCTGGTATTTTTTTGTTTACAAACCTATGAAATTGTTGTATAATATAGGAAATAAATTTGTAGGAGACAATTTGATATGGATGAACTGTTTGATACAATTAAAGAAAAAGTGATCAAAAGAATTAAGGATGCTAGTGAGGTAAGCGATGATTTCTTAATGAAATATATTAACGATTATGATGGTAACTTCCATGTCGATCTGGATATTATTCTGGAAGATTTGGATACTGAATTACAGAATTTCGTTGATGATAGTCTGTATGGTATTGATGATTATAAGAAGGAACTGTTGGAGGATGAATAATGAATAGTGATATCTGGACATTTATTCATGAACCCAAAACCTTTGATAATCTTATACTTAATAAAGATATCAGACCTAAACTGAAAAAAGCCTTTAAAGAAGTTCCTAATCTGTTACTCTATGGTAAGCCAGGTGTGGGTAAAGGAACATTTGCCCATATTCTTTTAAGAGAAACAAAAATGGATTATCTGTGGGTTAACGCCTCAGATGAGACTGGTATTGATGTTATGAGGGATAAAATCAAATCCTTTGCAACCTCAATGGGTGTAACACCATTAAAAATTGTTGTATTAAATGAAGCGGATAGTCTATCATCTGGTCCACAAGGTGCCCAAAAGATGTTAAGACAGTTGATGGAAGATGTTCAAAAGATTACCCGTTTTATTCTACTCGCCAATTATGAACATCTATTTATTCCTGAAATTAAATCCCGTTGTCAAGTAATGGAGATGGCAAACCCACCTGGAGTTGAGATTTTCAAGTTTTGTGAAAATATTCTGAAATCTGAGAGAGTCAAGTATAACAAACAAACCTTAATGAGTATTGTTAAAAAATGTCATCCTGATATTAGAAAGACTGTATGGAGTCTCCAAGAGAATACCATTGATGGTGTTCTTAAAGGTGATGTTATATCCAAATCAGAGGATACTTTCAAAATTATTCTGGAGCAGTTGAAAGGTAGTAATCTTGAAGGATTAAGAAAAACTTTAAAGTCTAATGTCATTGATTATGCTGGGTTGTATGAGTTTCTATTTGAAAATGTGGGAGATTTTAGTTCACCTGGAGATGCTATTATAGAAATAGGTGAACATCTTTATCGTAATGATAGTATGGCAATCAAAGAGATTAATTTTATTCATATGGTCATTAAGATGATGAAGGGTAGAATGATATGAAAGTATGGCCAGAAGGATATCTCAAAGAGGAACTTGAATTCACAAGAGTTGAATTTGAAAGTTTTATGAATTATGATGGTTGGAGTATCGAAGAGAAAGAACGACTGAGACTAGACCTTCTAACAAAGAGAGAAATCTTTAAAAAATATTGGGAAGTAAAAAATGGCAATGATTGAACAGCATATAGAAGATTGTATGAACCTTATAGGTGAACCGCATGTGAAGGTTCATAGATGGTTAGATGAATATGCGAAATTATTTTCTATAAGTTTTTTTAATGATTATCATAGAACATTTAGACACAATACTTATGGATTAGAATGTATAAAAGGTATGTGGGGTTATGATGCTGAAAAGGCAGGAAGACTTCATTTAATTAGAGATTATTTAGAACGTCCTTTAAAAGGTAAAATGATCGTAGACAAGTATATCAAAGGAAATAATTTTAATAAGATGATGAAGTATTGGAATAATCCTATGAATATGGAACTTGTAATATCTAACGATGTTATACAGGCTTGGATCAAAGAGGGATTTGGTCTGGTAGCACTATCAACAAGGGATATAATCAATGTCAGAGACTAAAAAGGTTAATCTGTTTGATATACTTAATCAGATTAAATTCAAAACAAAAAAATATGATTATGATAAGAAGGCTGCAAATGCTTATATGTTATCTATGTTTTTATCTTTGGACAGTAATTTGATTGATATAGTTAATAATATAAATGGTTTACAATTTGGTCTGGATGATGATATAATATACAAGTATTATATGGATAAAGTACCTAAAGGGAAAAGATATTTGAAGTGGCCCAAACAGTCCCCTAAGGATAAACAATTTGATAAAGATATTAAAACTGAAATGGCTGAACGGGGTCTGTCCAAAAGAGAAGCAATGATGTTGGTAAAACAAATAAGGAGGAATAGTTAATGAAGTTTAATGTGGAAGAATTTAAAAAGGTGTTAAAAAAAGCAACACTTAATTTTAGCATTGATTCTGTGAGATTGGATTTTACAAAAGATACAATTAATTCAAATATGATATCTGAAAGACGGGATGCCGTTGTAGGACTTAACATTCCAAACGATATGATGAATTTGAAAAAAGCAGAAGAAATTGAAATGAACTTTAGTCAACCATTACAGCAGCTTATGCCTTTTCTTAATCTCATTGATGAAGATGAAGCAAATGTTACATTCAAAGAGAATAAGATAATCATATCAAGTGGAAGACAACGATCCAATATCCATTTCTGTTCACCTGAAATTGTAAGTGTGTTTGAAACAGATGCTAAAGAAACTGAAAGGTTCATTACACTTGATGTGGATGATGATTTCGTCAATGCCTTTATGAAGATTAAGAAGATCGGTTCAAAGTTCGGAGATGTATATTTCAATGTGGAAAAGAATGTCTTTAATATTGAAACAACCGATAGAACCAATAGATTTTCAAATGGATTGAAATTGGATCTGGTTGATATCAAGGATGTTGATGATCTATCCTTGAGGTTCGATTATAAAAACTTTCTGGATCTGATGGCAGTTGTGAATGGAAACGCAGATGAGTTCCAAATGAGTTTTTCCTATATGAGGAAACAAGATATGGGTATATTACTCGCCGAGAAGGAAGATGAAGAAAAATATTACCTAATGAGTAGAATGATGGAAGAAAATTTATAAAATAAATAGTTTACAATCTCTTATTATCAATGTATAATAAGGAAAAATCAAAAGGGAGGAACAAAAAATGAGTGAAGAATATTGGGACAATAGTCCAGATGAAGATGCGAGATTGGAAGTGGATGAGGTTGAAGGATCAGATCCATTTGTGTTTGTTAATGGTTCCAGAATTGATGTTGATGCTGGTACCAGTTTCAGAAGTGCAATCGGTGGTATCGCACAGGAAGCCGGTTTGGGTAAATTTCGTGTTGTATTGAATGGTGAGGAAATCCTGCCATCAGATGCACCTGAACTTGTGGCCGAAGGTGATAAGATTGAGCTGTTGAAGTATGACATTGCAGGTTAACCTTTAAAAGTTTTTGGTGTTAAGAACTCTAATCCAAATAGTTGAATTAGGTTCACAGGGATTGTTGCTACGGTGGGGGAGCAACACTTAATATAAAGGTATATGATAATGATTAAAACAGAAGATAAAATTAACGATACTATGGAAAGTGTTCTGAATAAACTTAATAGTGTTGATATTGATGATCTAAAGGTTGATGGATTTCAGGTCAGAAGTGGAAGTAAAATCCTGAAATTCACCGTTCAAGAGGAAATTGACTGTAATATTGAAGATGATATTAGAGCAGAATTGAAAGAAAAACTTTCTAAAAGATTAATGCAAATCGGTAAGACTGTAAAACAAAAACTTGATGAAATGTCCGATTTTGTATCCACTGTTAAGAATGAATATGAATCAAAAAAAGTGGATCTGGATAGAAAATTGAACTCTGCTAACTTGATGCCTGACATTACTTATCAGCACACAAAACAAGGATTATCACTTTCCAAAGGATATGATGATGGAAGATTGTTGTGGCTGATGCAAGCAGTATATTGGCCTAAGTATATCAATGATAGGATTATTGATCCTAAATATTCAAGGAGATTGATTCATCATGTTCTTATTTGTGTCGAAACAATGGGTGATAAGGTAATGAATGTTACTGTTAAGAAACCTATTGGATTAGATCATTTTCAACATTATCATCATAACTGTTGGGGTGGATGGGTTTGGCCTAAAAAATGGGAAACACCTGATGATATCATTGACATAGCAAAGCAAGCAGAGATTGTTTTGGAAACAGTTAATATGGGTTCATTGGCAAGTCAGTCACCTAGAGGATTGATGAGAGCATCCACATTAGAAAAACATAGTGAAGCTAAAAAACAAGATGATGTGGATTTGTTCAGTACCTCTAATAAGAAGTCAGATGCCATTGGTATTAACGATAACTTTCAACGAGATAATATTTGGAGCACATAAAATGGGATTCTATGAGAGGCAGGAGAAATTAGACCTTAATACAGATATGAGCATCTCAATTATCGGGGCAGGTGGCATCGGCTTCTGGGTAGGTAAATTTGCGGCTATGTCTGGTATCAAAGATATTTATGTCTATGACGATGATATAGTTGAGGAATCCAACCTTAATCGTTTGGATATTCCTATGAAATTTATAGGAAAAAATAAAGCAGATATGGTTGGTATGGTAGTGAAAATGTTAAGACCTAATTGTAATATCACTACTAGACCTTTTAAGTATCAAAAGTTTAATGCCGCCAAAACAGACTGGGTCATTGATTGCACTGATAATTATGAATCCCAACTTAATAACCAAGAGATTGCAAAATCTATGGGTGCCAGATATGTCAAGGCTGGGTACGATGGTCTTAGCATGTCTTTAAATGAAGTTGTAGCTGAATGGGGTGAAGCAGAGGATGGATACCAAATTACACCCTCTTGGGTAGTTCCTGCAAGTATTATAGCAGCACTAGCAGTCGCTAAGATTATGAAATATGAAAACAAAGAAGTGGGATGTAATGTAGAGGATTTATTCTTGTAATAACCAACCTTTATAATCTATTTTCTTTATTTTATGATTTATTCGATTCCTTATACTTACATAACATAAGTTATTATCTCTACAGAATTTTTTAAGGTTCGTGACATGATATTTAATACCTAAAGGTGATAATATGTATATATCATGTTTGCATTTATTTTTAATGACTTGAGGGTTTTTATTAGGATTATTAATTTTCATAAATTTACTTTGTTTTAGACATTTTTCTTTGTTATTAACAGCCTTTTTATGTTTTTGTATGATTTCAGGTTTTTTCATACAATTATTTTTACCTTTAAATTTTCGATTAGCTTTCTTACAGGCTTTTTTATGTTTTTTAATAGTCTCCTTAGATGGATTTATCATAGGACTTTTATATCCTCCACCTGTAAGATTATACCCATTAGGAGCAAGAGTGTTATATTCTTTAATATAATATATTTCAGAATTATTTAACTCATTTTGGTTATTACATTCTTTTATTATTGACCATTCAAATTCTTTTTCATTATATTTACGAAGGGCATTATGAAAGTATGTTTTGGGTTTTCTCGAACTACATATATGTGTGGTTCTCCTTCTATGTAAGGTTTTAGTTGTCTGTCCTACATAGGACATACCATTTTGGATATTAGTTGCTTTATATATTAATCCATACATAATGGTATTTATGTTTACATATTAAAAAATTGTGATATAATAAAATTAAAAATGAATAAGAAAGGATAAAAAATGATGGGATTTCTACCTACAAATAAAAAAGGAAAATTAAAGGAAGTTAAAGTTTTTGTACCTAAGGAAACTTGCTGGGAAACTGAAATTGATATGATTTCTGATTGTAGTAAGGCTCCTGAAACTATTGATATTTTTATTAATCCTTTGTCTAAGGATAAAATTGAATATCTTATGGAAAAGTTTAAAAATATTGAATGGTTAGCCTATCTGGTAGGTGAAGATACTACTATTACAGATATTTATATTCCTAAACAGCATGTGAGTGCTGGAAGTGTTACAGATATTGATTCTTCTATTTGTAATAGGATGCCTATCATAGGAGTAATTCATTCACATCATGGTATGGGTAATGGATTTTCAGGAACAGATGATAATTGGATTAATCAAAACAATGACATCTCCCTCTGTATCTCCAATGAGGGAATTAATGGACAAATGAGATGGAAAACTCCATGTGGTTCATTGAAGATTGTTAAAGCCGTGGTCAAATTGAAGATTGATGTTGATTACGATAAGGAAGCCTTTAATAAAGTAATTGAGGAAAACATTAAGAAGGCTGTATCAGTGTTCCCTAAGAGTAATCTTAAACAAAACGCTTATGGTTATGGTGGTGTATATGGCGCAGAAGATTTTTACTTTGAGAATGGTGAAGGTGATTATCTGGACATGCTGGATGTTAATGAGGAACGAACATTAGAGGAGGAGTTAAAATATTTAGAGGAATCAGGTATGTTTATGGATGAGGATGGTAAGGAAGTAGATGAAAAAGCAAACGATCATCAAATTTAAAAATAATATGTTTACTTTTTTATTTACTTATGTTACTATATAAATAGTTCTTAGGAGAATACTGTAATTTAGAAATACTTCATACTTGGATACGAAAAAACTTTCTAAATGTTAATTGTTTCTCCTACAATTTTAAAAATATAGGTTGTTGACGTAAAAAATTCCTACTTCAACTGATAATGAATGGTACTGGTTCGATCCCAGTGTAAGCCTGGTGGCACTAATAACAGAATTTTTGTTCATTTCACAACCTAAATTATACGGGGGAGTACCGTTATCAGGAGATACTTCATATAAAATAGAATATCATTTAAACCTTTAACCGCTTACTCGGAGCGTTAGCCGATCAGTGTAATAGTAACTGTGCCAAAGTCCAGGGGCAGACTTTTTAAATGCCCTTTACTTATTACTCTTGATGGTTATTGTCTCCCCCATTTTATCCCCTTGAACCGAAAAATGATATAATGACGGTTATATCGTTTAAGAGCCTTGGTTCAATACTTAGAAGTTTGAAGTTATACAACGATTTGGCAATATCAGATTGTATAATGTATATAACTTAAAGTATTTTCTTGATGATGAAATATGACTAAGTTGCCCGTCTAAGTAGTTTTCAAGAAAAGGTTAACATTATTTTTAAACCCCTTTAGCTTTCTAAGGAGTAAAATGTTATGGCAAGATTCAATGTATCCGCATCAAAAAAGTATTTAGATATAAACCACGAAGGTGACTCTTCATACAAATTGACACCTGAAATGGAACTCTATTCTATGGTTTGCACTTCTGCGTTACAACCTAAGTTCTATGTTCCAAATACCAATGACCAATTAAATAAGATCAAAACTGCTTTACGCAATGTAGATCCTTTATTTGCTGCACAATTGGCTGTATATGCAAGGGAAAAGATGTATTTGAGATCAATTCCTTTAGTGTTAGCAGTTGAATTGACTAAAATATATAAAGGTAATGATGATCTTATTAGACGTTTAACTAAAAGAGTTGTCCAACGTGCAGATGAAATCACTGAATTGTTATCCTATTATGTTAAAGCTAATAAAAAAGAACCTAAGGTTATTAAAACTAAAGGTAACCATACTACTTACAAGACTATTCATGGTCTATCCAATCAAATGAATAAAGGTATTAAAGATTTATTTGAATCAGGTAAGTTCAATGAATATCAACTTGCTAAGTATAATAGGAAAACTGAAATTAAGTTGCGTGATGCTTTGTTTCTTTCACATCCTAAACCACAAAATCAAGAACAAAAGGATCTGTTTAATAAGTTAGCAAATAATGATCTGGATATTCCTTATACTTGGGAAGTGGAAATGTCAATGGCTGGTGAGATCAAAGGAAGTAAAAAAGAAGTATGGGAAAATATGATTGATTCAGGTAAGATGGGTTATATGGCTATGTTGCGTAACCTTAGAAATTTTGTTAAGGAAGGAATTTCTAATGAACATATCTATAAAGTTGCTGAAAGGTTGTCAGATTATGAACAAGTAAAAAGATCCAAACAATTACCTTTCAGATTCTTATCTGCTTATAGAGCATTGGGACAAAATCCTGCTAGAAATATGTATTGGGGTGAGAATGATTATGCTACTAGTGAAAATGAAAATTGTCATCCGGCTCTGCTGAGAGCATTAGAAAAAGCAGTATGTATTTCTGTGGAAAATATCCCAATGTTCACAGGTGAGGATGTGTTGATAGCAACTGATGTATCTGGTTCAATGCAACATACCTTTTCAGAAAGAGGAACCACACAATTGTTTGATATTGGTACACTATTAGCAATGTTACTACAAAACAGATGCGCCAACGCAACTGTCGGTATGTTTGGTGATACATGGAAAGTATTGGATGATTTACCTTCTAATAACATACTGGAAGCAACTAATGAAGTTCATAAACGGGAGGGTGAAGTAGGTTATTCAACTAATGGCTGGAAGGTCTTGGATTGGTGTTTAAAAACCAAGACAAAATATGATCGTATTATGATATTCACTGACTGTCAAATGTGGAATTCTAATAGTAGGGATAAAAATTCTATTAACAGATTATGGTATAGGTATAGAAGTATTTCACCTAAGACTAAGTTATATTTGTTTGATTTAAGTGGGTATGGTGGTTCACCATTGGACATGAGGGATAATAATGTTCATTTAATCTCAGGGTGGAGTGAAAAAATCTTTAATGTAATGAGTAATATTGAACAAGGTGGTTCTTCCTTGGATGAAATTAAAGAAATAAAACTGTAATGTGATTCTTCCTCTTCTTTTCTTCATCCAAATATTAATCCTTATACCAAGCTTATTTTGGTATAGGGATTTTTTATTGCTTTCTTATAATTTTCTTATTCTTTATATAAATAATATAAATATGGTAGAGGAAATCCTTTAATGGAGGAATTCTTATATTGGAGGAAATATTCTCTGGAGGAGGAAATATATGGAGGAGGAATATACTGCTCTATTTGCTGCTTGCTCCCCGCTGCGTGACGATAAATCTATTATAACACATTTAAAGGAGAAGTAAACAATATAAAAAATAAATATGGCAGATTTTAAAATAGCATATAATATTACATTAGGACATGAAGGTGGTTAC